GCTGGCCCGTGCTGTCGTGTTCGGCCCGATCCTCTCCAGCGACCTCACCTTCGAGTCCGACGACGACACCCCTCCGCTCGTCGTCGACTTCATCCGATCGCAATACGAGGGCGTCGCCCCCAGCCTGCGTGAGCAGCTCCTCCGCTCGCTCGACTTCGGTGCCCGCTCGCTCGAGCAGTCCTACACCCCCGTCAACTTCCAAGGCCGTCCGCTCGTGGGCATCAAGCGGTTCAAGCCGCTCCGCCCCGAGAACACGCAGGTGCTCGTCGATCCGGACACCGGGGACTACGCGGGTCTCCGCAACGGTGCCGTCGATCTCCTCCCCGAAGAGACGCTGCACTTCGCGTACGACATGGAGGACGACGACTACTACGGGCGTGCTCGCCTCGAGAACGTGCGGGAACGGGCTTGGTGGCCGCACTACTGCCTCGAGAAGAGGCTCGGCCAGCTCGCACAGAAGGTGAGCCAGATCATCCCGATCGTCAAAGGCCCGCTCTCCTCACGCGAGAAGGACACGGAAGGGAACGAGATCAGCGGCTACGACGCGGGCATGGCCCTGCTCAACGCCCTGATCACCGGCGACGGCGTGATGGTCGAGAACATGGCGTCTTCCATCGACGACGTGATCGGCAACCCGGAACTTGCCAAGATGGCGAAGTGGGACGTCGAGCCGTACGACACCGGGCAGAGTGCGACCGGGATCAGCGGGATCATCGAAGGTCTCCGCTACTACGACTCGCTCAAGCTGCGTGGCATGCTCCGCCCGGAACGCACCGCCACGGAGGGCCAGCACGGCACCAAGGCGGAAGTCGCCGAGCAGGCGGACGTCGGTCTGGCGGAGGGCGACTCGCTGCACCGCCGGATGCTGCAGGTGATCAACTGGCACAGCGTCAACCGCCTGCTCCTGTGGAACTTCGGCGAGCGGATGGTCGGCAAGGTGCGTCTCGTGGGCTCGCCGCTCATCGACGAGAAGAAAGCGATCTTCCGCTGGATCTGGACGACGCTCCTCGCAAATCCGGCTGTCCTCGACCTCGTGGTCGCGAACCTCGACCTCGACGCGATCGCCGAGACTCTAGGCGTGCCGCTCATCGCCTCCGTGAACGTGCCTGAGAACAGCCTCGTCACTCCGCCCGTCAACCCGGCACTGGCCGACAACGTGATCGCCGCCGCCGCATGACCCAGCAGCTCCGCAAAGCCCTGCAGATGGAAAAGGATCGCCTCCGCTACGAGGCGATCGGGATGATCCATGCCCGTGCCGCCGCCGCCCGTGCCCGGGGTGCCGTGCTCCGTACGTGGCTCCGCACCGGCGACGCGGGGGCGGTGCAGACCGCACTGGCCGTCCACCTCTCCCCGCTGATCCCCCTCGTCACGGACGGGATGATCGCGGGGCATCTCGCGGGCGTCTCCCGGACTCAGGAGAGCGTCGTGGAGCGTGGGGAGGGTCGTCGGGGCATCCGGCTGTCCTCCGCGTACGAGAACGCCCTCCGCTTCCTAAGAGAGCGTACCGGGATGACGGCGGAGCAGCAGGAGAGCTTACGCCTACGCTACGACACGGCGGCGACGCAGGTGGTCGCCGGTGCCACCAAGCAGGCTCAGGACAAGGTGAGCCAAGCGATCCGCGAGAGCATCGAGGCTGGCGACGGCGTCAAGCGTGGTAGCACCAAGGTCGCCGCCGCAATGGAAGCGGCGGGGCTGGGAGCACAGAAGAAGCACACCCTCGAACAGGTCTTCCGGACGCAGACGCAGCTGGCCTACTCCGCCGGGCGGATGAACAGCTTGAGCGACCCGGCGATTCAGGAGATCCTGTGGGGCTTCGAGTACGTGACCGTTGGCGACTCCCGCGTACGCCCCGCCCACTGCGAGATGGACGGCCACAAGGCACCGAAGGAAGACCCGATCTGGTCGAGGTGGACTCCGCCCAACGGCTATAACTGCCGCTGTGCGATCCTCGAGATCTTCGACGGCGGGACGCCTTCAACCAAGACGCCGGACGTCCAGCCCGACAAGGGCTTCGCGTTCAACCCGGGCGACCTCACCGAGGGCGTGGTGGAGGCGTCGACACCGCAGCCCGTGCTGAAGCCGATGAACACGCACCCGTCCGCTCCTCCCCCGGGAGCGTCGGGCAGCCAGACGGCACCGGCGGAGTACGACGCCGAGTACGAGATGTGGGCGAACACGCTCACTAAGGACGAGTTCAGGGCTCTGCGGGAATGGGAAGCGAACCCTGCAGCGATGGCCGACATACGTCAAGTGAGTGCTGGCCTTCCTCCCCTCTACGAGTCGCAGCAGACGGCACGCGAGAACTACGACCTCTTCACGACTGCGGCCTCGAAGTGCCCGCCGTTCGAGGGCGTCACCTACCGTGGTCTGGCCGACCCGCCCAAAGAACTGATGGATCAGCTCACGAACGTCGGGGGCGAGGTCTCGATCGACAAGTACTCGTCGGCGACGAAGTCCCGCAACGCGGCGGAGTGGTACGCTTCCCGCGTTCGTGCCATGGAGCTTGGGGAGGACGTCCCGGCACGGGTCTCCGTCGTCATGAAGATGAAGACCAAGACCGGGATGGATCTCGCGGGCATCACCGGGCAGAAGGCGTCCGAGGAGGTCGTGCTCCGCCCCGGCGTCCGGTACCGGGTCGTCGGCAAGCCCGTCACCGTCACCAGCCGGATGAAGGATCTGGAGACCAAGGAGGAGAAGAGCGTCACCTACCAGCAGGTCGAGCTTGAGGAGGTGGATCCCGCCGCTCCCCCCGCACCCACCAAGAACACGCCGGTCATCGCCCCCGCCGCAGAGGAAGCTAAGCCGGGCGACAAGCCGAAACCTCAACCCGGTCGGTACACCGGAACGTTAACCTACTCTTCGGCGTCGTCCGAGCAGACCCTAACAGACGCACTTAGGGGTTCAGGGCTAAAGACCGATGACCCTCACGTCGCCATCGCCGCGATGGTGCCCGACGCAGCCCGCTTCCCCGTCTTGAAGGTGCACGCCACGAAGGACGGAATCAACGTGAAGGCAGTCACCGGGGACGGGAGCAGGATCGACCGAACCATCCGCTCCATCGGTGGCAGGCCGGTCATGATTAACAACGAGTTCTACATTCCTAAGGAAGCACAGGGCAAGGGGTACGGCACGCAGTTCTTCTCCGATCAAGTCGAGAATGCACAGCGGGTCGGGATAGCGGAGATCAGAACTTCAGCAGCTAGAAGTGGCACAGAAAACGGTTACTACACGTGGCCCCGTCTCGGTTACGATGCGAAGCTCGAAGACTTCCGCGACTACCTCCAAGCACGACTACCTGCAGGCTTTTCATGGACCCAGAACATAAGCGATCTCATGGCGACGCCGGAAGGGCGAGCTTACTGGAAGAAGTGGGGAACCGACGCGTACCTCAAGTTCGACCTCGACCCCGATAGTCTGTCGCTAAAGGTGCTCAAAGCGTACAAGGCGGAGAAGGCGAAGCGGAATGGCTAAGAAGACCAACGAGATCCCGCTCACCAGAGACGACGAAGCCGCCCTGAACGTGGCGTGGGAGTCCATCGGGCCGTCCTACGTGAAGGGCTACAATGACGGCGACGCCGGACGACAGATACAAGACGTTCTCGACGCCGACTACCTGCGTGGCTACCAAGACGGAAGCGACGTCCGCTCTCGCCGCAAGACTTCACCCCGACGTCGATAGTTACAATGCCACATGGACCTCTTTACTTACGGCTGGCGGGGCGGGCGAGGACTAAACGTCTGCGTACCTCTCGCATGCCGACGCACAAGACCGTCAAGGTCGGCGGAAAGCGAAAGCAGTTCCCGGTCGCGTACTTCTGGAAGGACGTAATCGGCGTCGGCAAGTTCCGCCACCCGATCACCGGCCAGACGTTCGAAGTCGACGAGAAGAGGATCGACGGCTGGGTCAGGAAGTACGAGAAGATGCGTGAGCAGGGGATCGAGATCCCGACGCCGGTAGACCACAGCGACAACGCCGAAGACAATCGGGGTTTCGTGGTCGGTGCCCGGCGTGTTGGTGATAAGCTTCAGCTTCTCCACCAAGTGATCGGTGAGGACGGAGCACGGCTGGCGTGCCGCAACCGTTGCTCCGTCTACATCGACCCCGAGTTTATGGACGAGCACGGCAAGAACTGGGGCGAGGCGATCGCCCATTCGGCATTCACACCCAAACCGGTCATCAGCGGACAGGGCGAGTTCGTCCCGTTCGCGGCAAGCCGGGCTACCGGTTCGGGTAAGACACGGAAAGTCCCGGTGTTCTACCTATCGCGTTCGAAGGAGTCAGACATGGCAGCGAAGATGAAGCCCGGTAAGCGTCGCGGGAAGAAGGGCAACAGCGAGAGCAAGCTCTCGCCCAAGAAGGCCAAGAAGGTGCGAAAGCTCCTCAGCATCGAGGACGACGAGGAGGTCACCGACGAGGAACTCCTCAAGCGTCTGGCGTCCCACCCGGCGATCGCCAAGGCCGCGAAGAGGGCGGTCTCGGGCGACGACGAGGAAGAGGACGACGACGATGAACTCGTCGATGAGGAGGAGGACACGGACGAGGACGACGCCGACGACGAGTCGGACGAGGACGACGAGGAGGAGGACGACGACGCGGAAGCCGACGACGAACTCGAGGAGGACGACTCCGACGAGGACGCCGACGACGAAGAGGACGACGAGGACGAGGACGACACCAAGAAGAAGAAGCGGAGCAAGAACCGCAAGCGTATCCTCGCCGAGCGGAGCAAGAACCGCAAGCGGGAACTCGTGGGCAGCATCGGCTCCCTGTCCCGCGTCCCCAAGGGTGCTGACCCCACGACCCTGACGCTCCTGCGTCGCTCCTTCAAGACCGAGCGGCAGAAGCTCATCGCCAAGGGTGCCATCACCCCGGAGGTCGATCAGGCTCTCTGCGACCTGCTGTTCAGCGGCAAGCAGTTCAACGGGCTCGCCCTCTCGCGGATGCCCGGCTCCGAAGACCCGCTCGCCTTCCGCCTGTACAGCATCCTGAAGAAGAACAAGCCGGTGCCGATGAACGGCGGACGCACCGGGAATCAGGAGGCGATCGCCCTTGGCCGCAAGGTCGTCGGCAGGAACGGCGGCGTGCTCTCCCCGCGTGACCGCGAGGCCCTCCGCGAGGAAGTCCGGGCACAGATGGGCGTCGCCTCCAAGAAGAAGGCCAAGAAGGACGACGAGTAAGCCTCGAGGCGTCCTAACGTAAGAGACCACTAGGGGGAAGACACAAGGAAAGAAGGACAGTTACCATGAACCCGATGACGATTCTGCTTCTCATCATCACCATCGCCGCACTGCTGCTCGTGCTCGGCATGGCGACCCCGGGCATCGGCCCCCGCCCCTACGGTGCCAAGACCGGTGCCCCGCTCCGCGTCTCCGCTGACGGCCAGCCCCGGGCGGTCGTGGGCGGCATCACCATCGATTGGACGGACGCCAACATACCGACTGGAGCGGCGGGCACCGGCACGACGCTCTTGGACGGTACCTACGTCCCGCCCGGCGTCAAGTACCTCCGTCTTGGCTCGGTCGTCTTCTGGACGGTCACGGCCAACAAGCGGGACAAAGCCAAGGTCGCCCTGACCGCCACCGCCCTCGTCCGCGACCGCACCGCCGTGCTCAACGAGACGGTGGTCGAGGGCGAACAGATGGACCTGCACGCGGGCGGTGCCTTCTACGGCGGGCGAGTCTTCCGCCAGCGTCTCAACGTCGGCGGTGCGTGGCCCACGGAGGCGGCGTTGCTCACCGCCTGCCCGCTGCTCGAACTCGTCGAGGACTAACGCAGGACTCGACCGAAACGCGTAAGAGTGAAGGCCGGTGACGGCCACGAACCGAGACAACGAACAAGGACAGTACAATGGCTCAAGGTTATGACCTACTGGCCGTCACGAGGGTGAACGAGATCACTCAGACCGTGGCGGAAGAACTCGAGATCCCGGGCTCGCTCCGGTTTCTCGACCGCACGCCCGTGGTCGCCGCCGAAGACGGCGAGATCATGGGGACGCACGAAGCGTACGTCGTGAGTGCCGACATCGTTGCCGACGATCAGGCGGCAGTCGTGCGTCAGGGCGGACGCTTCGTGCTCAACACGTCGGCGATCCCGAACATAAAGCAGGGCTCGCACATCACGCAGAGCATGCTGAACTTGCTGCGGCGGATCAACGCCGGTGGCGGCATCCCGAGCGACCGGGGTCTGATCACCGGCTACGTGACCCGGGAGATGCAGGCCAAGATCGTCTCCAACCGCATCATGATGAACCGCATGATCGCGGGCATGATGACCGATCTCTTCAGCTACACGAAGAACGGCATCATCTACGCCAACGTCTCGTGGGGCATGCCCGCCGACCTGAAGTTCAACCCGGCCACGCTCTGGACGATCGCGAACAAGGCGACGGCGACGCCGATCACCGACCTGCAGCTGTACCTGTCGTACGCACAGCAGACCTACGGCGAGGTCTACAACCGCATCACGCTGTCGCAGACGCTCTTCAACAACGTGGTGGCGACGGACAACTTCCGCACGTTCGCCCAGCTGTTCACGTCCGCTGCGAACTCCACCGCGACGTTCCCCACCAACGTCGGCTCCGTGATGCGTCCGCTCTTCGAGCAGGTCACCGGCCTGCAGGTCGAGATCGAGGACAACGTGTTCCGCGACGAGAACAACGACGGCACCGCAACCACGCAGCGTTTCCAGCCCGTCAACGTCGCGTACCTCTCGAACTCCGGCGACGACAACAACGCGGGCGTCTTCGACTTCGCCAACGCCATCGTCAACGAGACCGAGGTCGGGATCGTCCCGGGCACGCAGGTCATCGGGGGCGGGTTCGCCGCCCCGCAGTACGGCCCGGTCGGCTACGCCACCATCAAGGGCGACCTCAACCCCCCGCAGGTCACCCTGTGGGCGGTCACGCGTGGCTTCCCCCGCAAGAAGCGGGTCACGGCCACCGCCCGGATCACGGCCTACTAGCCCGTGGTTGGCCGGAGGGCGTCCCCGAGGCTCAGGGAGCGACGGGACGCCCTCCGGGGTATGCGATGGGGGTCACAGCGGTACAGAAGCTCCGAGACACTAGCACGTACGAAAGGAAGAAGTCATGGCAGGCACGATGAGCAGGCAGCAGATGCAGGAACTGATCGAGGGTGGACAGTCCGTCTCCTACGGGGGGCGGATCATCCGCGACGTTCGCGACCTCCCCGCCGAGGAGGAGATCGCCGTCACCGCCGCCGAGAAGCGGACGGCGATCCAGTCGCTCAAGCAGCAGCACGCCGACCTTGGCGAGCGGATCAAGCTGGCGGAGGCCGACGCCGACGAGACCGAGAAGCGGGAGGCGGAGCACCGGCCGAGCAGCACGCCCAAGCCGAACGTCGCCCCCGTCACGCACACCATGGGTGGACAGCCGGCCAACCCGGTCACGACCCAGCAGCCCCCGGTGACCCGGACGGACGGCAACGTCGGCCCGGTCAAGACCGACGAGGGCACCGGCGAGGGCGAGGATCGCGTCGTCGCGAACCGCAAGCTCTCGACCTACCGCAAGGCCGTCGAGAAGGCCGGTGTCGTCAACCGAGACGAGGTCGTCAAGTTCCTCGAAGAGAAGTACGAGGGCGTCGGCAAGGTTACGGCGGAGGAGATTGCGGACGCCCTCTCCGCCAAGTAGTCGCCGATGGCCGTCCTCACTCTACAAGTTCGGGACGCGGAAGCTAGACGGGTCATCGCTGATGCGGTGAAGATCCTGCGGCAGGGCGGAGATGGTCCCATGAAGGACTATTTCCGTCGTGCCGCAGCCCGCTATCTGGCCTTCATCCGTGCCCGCTACGTCCGTGCGTCCCGTGGCGACGGAACGTGGAAACCGCTGGCCCTCTCCACCAAGATCAAGCGGCTCCGCCGTCAGCACGGCAAGCGTTTCCACTCCGTGGTGAGGGCCGCACCGGGCAAGTCACGTGGCGAGCAGCTGGCGTCCCTCGCCGCCGGGACGAGCTTCGCGATCCTGAGGGACACCAGCACTCTCTTCGGCTCGCTGACCGAGGGTGCACCGGGGAACTCGATCGACTACGTACGCGACGGCATCCTGATCGGCACCAAGGTCTTCTACGCCAAGTACCATCAGGAACCGAGCGTGCCGGGCCGTCCGCCCGTCCGCCAGATCTTCGTGCAGCCCGACGCGGCCACGGAGCAGGCGATCGCGATAGAACTAGCCAACGGCATCGTTGCCGCATTCGGCGGGACGCCGCCAGCAGGAGCAAGCAGTGGCGGAAGCACCCCTTGATTTCTTCTCGACTCTGCACCGGGCGGTCTGGGCCGCGTTGCAAGACTACCAGCCCTTCACCGAACTCGTCGCCGTCCGCAACCGCGTGGACATGACCGACGACGAGTTCGAGTCCTTCCCGCCCAACGCCACCGAGGACGGCACCCCCGAACTCGTGGTCATCCAAGGCGGGTTCTCGCAGGGGTCATTCAAGACCTCAGACGCAGGCTGCGGGAGAACGCAGACGTTCGCGTTGCTGGTGACCTCGAACAGGTTGAACCCGAGGGAGATGAACCGCGTAAAGGAGGCGATGCTCGACGCCCTCCTCATGAAGGGCCAGACGCTGGGCTTGACCCAGCCGGTAAACGGTAACAAGGTAATCGGGTGGAGCGTGGCAGGCGACGACGTGCTGCTGGCCGGTGCTTCGGAGGCACCGGGAGAAGACCGGGCAGGACAGCTTCGCTCCCAGTCGATCGGTCGCGTGACCGTCACTTTCATGAAGAACCTGCCCAAGAGGTCAAACCTGTAGGAGAAGCAAAGCCAATGATCGAGAACAATCAACAGCTGCTCGTCACCGGGTCGATCCTGCACCTCGCACGGATCGACGAGAGCGTCGTCCCGGCGGTGGTCGGCCCGGCACGCGACGTCGGCACCATCACCGTTGTCAACCCGGGCATGGCGTCGGACGCCATCGAACTTTTCGACGCCCGGGGAGGTCGCCGCTCGCGGATCAGCAGGCGGATTCTGAACGTGAACGAGACGGCGGAGGTCATGTGCTCCAACCTCAGCCTCGACAACCTCGCCTTCACTTTCGGTGCGGACGCCGTGCAGACCTACACGCAGTCGGCAACGCCGCTCACCGGCGTCTCGCACTACGTCTACCCCGACTCCAAGCTGCACCTTCACGACAACAGCGGCAACTACCTCTACCCGATCACGTCGGTGCAGAGCATCGGCACCCTCGTCAACGGCACGGACTTCGTGGTCACGCCCGAGGGTCTGAAGATGGGCTACGTCACCATCCTGCCCACTTCGGCCGTCGCCGCCGCCGGTGCCACCCTCAACGTCAGCTTCACCCCCGCCGCCGTCTCCGGTGCCCGCTGGTTCGCCCCGCAGAAGCAGCCCTCCGCCAAGTGCGAGGCGTGGATCTACTGGACGAGCGACGACTACCAGACCGTCATGCTCCGCGACCACGTGCAGGTCTACGTCACCCCGGCGAACGCCGAGTTCAGCGAGACCGACTACAGCAAGATGCGGCTCAACATAGCCGTCATCAGCAACCTCGCGAACACGACGCGTCCCGCCGGTCGCTTCGTGCACCCGGTCGGTGCGATCCCGAACCGAACGATCTAGCACGCCGCAACGTACAATCCTCCGTCCGCTCGGCGTACCAACTCTCCAAACGCGGTACGCCGAGCTTGTTTCCGGAGACCCCCGCACCGAGGAGATCGCCATGGAAAACCCGCAGCAGGAACGCAAGAGATTCGCACTCGTCGTCGACGAGGAGGACGGCTACAAGATCAAGGTCTACCCGCTCGCCTACCACGTGCTCGAGCAGCACGCCGATGCCGTGGCCTTCGTCCTCAACTCCGCAATGCGGATGGACGCGAAGGGGCTGGTAGAGGCGGCAGCGAGCGGCGACGGCTCGAAGCTCTGGACGCTGCTCGCCCCGTTCGCGGGTCGGCAGATCCTGCAGATGGTGAACTCCTGCTGCGTGCCCACGCTGGCCGAGAGCTACGCCGCCCCCGACGTGGTGGCGGAAGCGTGCGGCAAGTGGATCGAACTGTCTTTTCTCCGGCGAGGCTCTTACGACAGGCTAATCAAGACCGCCGAGAGTCTCGCAAAGGCGGCGACCGGGGAGTCCTTGGATTTGCGGAGTCGCTTGCAGAGCTTGTTAGCTTCGGCTTCTCCGAGCAGTCAATCTACGACTGTGAACGGCGGGACGGGCACCCCTGCCGAGGATGGACAGTCCCGGAGTGGATCGAACGCCGCGTAGCGATGCAGCGGGTCGATAGCCAGCGTCGCGTCAGGGAGATGAGCGACACGACGCTGGCTATCGCCGCCGCGATCGACAAGGACGGCAACCGGCAGATGCTCCAGTTCCACGCTGATCTCTTGAAGTGAGGCATACATGTCAGAGCAGGAACGCTCCGTAACTTTCAAGATGATCATGCAGGAGCTTGTCTCCGAGGCAGCACAGAAGGCCAGTGCTGCGATGGTCAAGACCACCGAGGACGTGAAGAAGGCCGTAGCAGCGGCCAACACCACGACCACGGAGATGACCAAGACCGTCGACGAGGCGGCGAGGAAGTTCGAGAACACCAAGGTCGGCGTCGAGAAGACCGCCGAAGCCGCCAAAGTCCGCCTGATCCCCGCGATGAAGGAGGTCGCCAAGGAGGCGGGCAAGGCGGCGACGGAGACGGGCAGGATCAAGGATGAGGCCGAGAAGGCCACCAAGGCTACGGGCGGTCTGTTGGCCGGAAGCAAGGAGGTCGGCGACCAGATCCAGAAGATCACCAAGGTCTTCGCCATCGCCGGTGCCGCCGTCAAGGGCGTGGAAGCGGCGTGGCGTGGCGTGCAGCTCGTGCAGGCGATCGTCTCCAACGACTTCGACAAGCAGGTGGTCGCCGCCAACCGCCTGCAGAGCGTCATCGAGAGCCTGCCCGGGGGCGGTGCCGTGGTCGGCATTGGTGCCTCGATCAACAATCTGTTCACCGGGAACAAAGACTACGTCGAGGATCTGGAGCGGGCGAACAAGAAGCTCGAGGCCCACACCGAGCGGATGAAGACCGTGGGCGAGCAACAGAAGCAGATCAACGACGCCGCCAAGGGCTACCTCGAGTCCCTGAACGGGCAGGCCGACAGCGTCTTCCGCACGCAGGCTGAGATCAACGCCCGGAGTCTGGTCGAGCTTCGCAAGCAGCGTGACCTGATCGCCGAACGGATGGCCGGCACCTTCTCGCCCGCACAGCGTACGCAATTCCTGAAGGACGCCGACCAGATCATCGACCACATCGCGAACCGGCAGACCAGCGAGATGGCCCTCGCGTGGACGTCGGCCAACCGAGAGCTGGAGGCGGAGAACCTCAAGCTGATCGGCCGGACGGCGGAGGCAGACCGCGTCACCTTCAACAACTCGCTGCAGGAGAAGCAGATCGCCGCCGCGAAGATGGGCGACCGCTTCGCGGCACTGCAGGAGAAGATCAACACCGTCCTGCTCGCCGCCTTCGACAAGGAAGCGAACCGCAAGAGGCAGGAGTTCCTCACCGGCTTCGACGCCGACCTCGACGCCCGTGCCCTCCGTGCCACGGGAGACCCGGCACAGGGGAGGCGGGCCGACACCGTCGAGCTGCAGTTCCGGCAGCAGCGGCAGCGGGTCGAGCTGAACCGCTCCATGAACGAGCAGGGCGTCGGTGCCGCCGATCAGGGGGCGATGCGTGGCCAACTGGAGAGCGTGCAGCGTCTCGAGCTTCAGCACCAGAAGGTCACGCAGGCGATCGACGCCAGCAGCGACGCCGAGCAGCGATTCGCGGAGAAGATCGAGGCGGCGAACGCTCTGGCAGGCAGCGGCAAGATCTTCGACTTCGAGGCACAGGATAGAATCAAGGACGCACAGGCACGATACAACGCCGAGATCGAGAAGACGATCGCCCTGCTCAAACAGATGCAGGCACAGTCCACCGACCCGGCACAGCAGGACGCGATCCAGCGGCAGATCGACAACGTACAGACGTCCCAGATCAAGGCCAACGATCAGGTGCAGTCGTTCGCCAAGCAGAGTGCGTCAATCCTGCAATCGTCGCTCGAGCCAGCCTTCGCCGGGATCATCGACGGCACCATGTCCGTGAAGGATGCTTTCAAGGGCATGCTGAAGAGCATCGCCAAGGGCTTCGCTGAACTCGCCGCTCAGCTTCTCACCAACCTGATCATCAAGAAACTGATCATGGCCGCGATCGGCGGTGGGAGTGGGGGTGGCGACTTCAGCGGTGGCGGCAGCACCTATGAGGGCGGGGGCGGCGACTTCGCCGGTGGTCAGGGCTACGCGGAGGGCGGACTCGTCACCGGCGGCGTCAAGGGCGTGGACTCCGTCAACGCCAAGCTGATGCCGGATGAGTACGTGCTCACGCCGCAGATGGTTCCCCACTTCGGCCTTGGCTACCTCGAGGAGCTTAGGCGTCGCGTCCTCTCGGGGACGGCACCGGTGCCCCGCACTACGGCGGTGGCTGCGTTTGCCACGGGAGGCCCGGTCGTGGGCTCGAGCGTGGGCACCAGCGTCTCGGGCTACCCGATCCTCCCCGCCGACGAGAGCACGTCCGACAGGCTCTTCGCCGGTGGCCCGAACGCCCTGATCTCCCACATCGGCAGGAACCGGGACGCCGTTCGCCGAGTCCTAGGCATCTGAGGAACCGACCATGGCAGAACTCCCTGACGGCCCGATCATCCCCTCGCCGCTCGTCGACGCGAACCTCCCCGCACTCGACGACCAGCTGTGGACGCCCTCCGCTGCGTTCGTGCACAACTGGCAGCAGGCGTGCCGGGTCTACAGCCAGTACACCACCGACGTCAAGCACTCCCCGTCGATGGTGAGCAGCAGGGAGGGGTTGCGTGACCGGCCCCGCAAGCTCGTCACCGCCGAGCTGCTGGCGTTGTCGACGCACGAGTTGAAGACGATGCGTTCCTTTATGTTCAGGCAGGGGCAGGCCCGTTCGCTCGCCCCGCTCTTTTGCGATCAGACCTTCCTGACCCAGCCTACGGGCTGGTCTTGGGTGGAGGGCTCGAGCGTCGGCAACGGCTCGTGGGCGTACAAGTCCAAGGTCGGCGTCTTCGACCTCTCGCGGGGCGGTCAGACGATCTTCTTCACCCCACCCCACGACCTCGTGAAGGGCATGCTCTTCCTGTGTGCGTCCGGGACGACGCCGGTGGTCAACCGCACGACCCCCGGCGAGCCGAACAGCGACGTCGACGTCATCCTCCCCGCCGCCACGGTGGCGATCCGGCAGAATCAGGGGGCACACAACAACACGACCGGAACCAACTGGCACTTTCACCGTGGAGTCGTCGACTTCGACGTGCTCGGCGGTGCGGCGATAGACCCCGACTCGTTCGGCATCCCCACCGTGGAGCTTAACGCCCTGACGCTCGACTACCTGCTGGCCCGTGGCTGGGCGTCCGGCACCCTCGCGAGCGTCCGCTTCATGTACTTCCAGACCAGCGGGTCGTTCATCGACCTCAAGGTGCAGGCGACGGCGACGATCTCCTGCGACACCAGCCTGCGACGCTTCTACCGTGGCGGTCGCGTGATGGTCTGCACCCCACCCAACGATTCCGCCGCCGTCCCCCGGTTCGCCATCGGCACCATCGGCACCGTGCTCTCCGGCGGACTCGCCCTCGAAGACGGCTTCGTCAACGACTTCCCGCTCGGTGCCCGCGTCTACCCGCTCATGGAGGGACGGCCGGTGCTCCGCCCCGAGATCAGCCTCGAGACCGACACCGCCGGTTCGTTGACGTACAGCGTGCAGGAGGACGTGGGCGTCACGCAGATCCCCGCCACCGCCCTCCCCGGGGAGCAGACGACGACGCAGGCCGCTTTCGGCCTCCCGGTCTTCCCCTGTCGCGGCGACTGGAAGACCAAGCCAAGGCTCTCGAGCGACCGCTCGGAGACGAGCACCCCGAGCGGCATCACCGACGTCTCCAAGCTCAAGGGTCTACGGCCCGTGGTCGTCTGTGCCCTTGACTTCGAGTTCCTGACGAGGCAGGAGGCGTGGGACTTCATTCGCTTCTTCGACTCGAGACGCGGGCGTCTCTTCCCCTTCATCCTGCGTCTGCCTTCGTGGGAGCTGGTCGGCGTCAACTACGGCGTAAACGACGTCGAGTTCCGGGCGAGCGGGGACGAGCGGGATTGGTTCTTCGCACAGTACGTCTGCTTCGAGCTTGCGGACGGCAGCACGCACTTCCTGAAGGTCGAGAGCTGGGAGCGGTACGCACCGCCCAACGACAACCTCGACCACGTGACCTTCACCCAGAATCTGCCCGCCGGAGTCAACGCCCTCAACGTCGTCGCCGCCTACTTCGCGATCTCGGCCTGCTTCGACTCCGACGCCATGCAGGAGGAGTGGAGCACGGACGAGACGATGCGGACTAGCATGGCGTTCCGCGAGTACCCCTTTGATCAGGACGTCTCGATTCCGGTGGACGACCCCCGCACCGGCGTCGAGCGGAATCCGGACGGCCCGTTCCCGGGAGACCCGGGCATGCCGCCCCCGGGCACCGTGGTCTACTGCCAGCTGCAGGACTGCAACGGGGTGCCTGTCAACAAGTGGGTTCGGAGCAACCCGCCCCCTCCGCCCTACATCTACGACCCGGGCACCGGTGCCGTGATGATCGTCGACTGCACGACCACCGTGGTGGGGCAGCCCCCGGGTACGGTCGTTCTCGGCTTCGAGGAGGTGCCCTTCCCCCCGGGCGACCCCGCGAACCCGCCGTGGGTTCCGCCCTGCAACCCGGCGTCCCCCTCGTGCTTCGACTACAACTGGATGGTGACCAACTGCCCGTTCACCAAGACCGTCACCATCAGCGACCCGTACGCCGACGCCAACAACCCCGACTATTCGTTCTCGGGCACCCACACCGTGACGCTTCAGGCGAGCGGGTCGTGGGTCGGCTACGCCCCGTCGCCGTCCGGGTCGGGCATGACCAAGCGTATCCAGCTTGCCTGCTCCGAGGGGAGCGGCGTCAAGAAGTGGTTCTGCGACCTGACTACGTCGGTGGCCGGTTTCGGCCACGGTGCGAGCTTCGAGCAGGCGTCGTCCAACGACTGCCCTGCTGACGGTGGCTACGGCTTCGTCAGCGAGTCGGGCTCGATCTCGATGCCGAAGAGTGGGGCTTCCGTTTCCGTCTCCTAGGAGGACTTGCAGTGCTAAACCCGCTCGACGTCAAGACAGCGAAACAATTCGTGACCGTGGTGACCTTCCAGTGGGGGGTTGCCAACACGTACCGGTACGCCCGCTGGGACAGCAACTTTCTGGACGTGCTCTCCGCCCCCGAACTCGACGTCGAGACCGACAAGCAGCACGGTGGCGTTCAGGACGTCTCCTACCGGGTGACGCTCCGCACCGACCGCGTCCCGCTCGACATGCTCCTCCGTACGGGCGTCGCGTTCGCCACGCTGCAGGTGGAGATCGGCGAGTGCGACCCGACCGACTACGCCGCCACCTATCGTGTTCACTTCGTCGGGCGGGTCTCCCAGAGCGTCCGCAACGCCAAGGGTCTCCCGAACCTCGTGAGGCTCGAGGTCATCGGCTGGAAGGAGCGGATCGGCTACCCTCTCGGCCTCCTCTGCACGTCCACCTGCCAGCACGTCCTAGGCGACGCGGGGTGCGGCGTCAAGCTCAACCACTACGACTACGAGGGACTATGCAACGCCATCAACAAGGACACGATCAGCATCGTGGGTCTGCCGGACGGGGACACGGACAGCTGGTGGGAGTTCGGTCAGGCGAGCTTCGACGGACTCGACCTCATGATCGTCGAGCAGCTCCCGAACAAGGATCTCCGCCTGATCAAGCCCCCGCCCCCCGAGTGGCTGGGGCACATCGTGCTCTGCCTCCCCGGCTGCAACAAGGAGTACGCGGGAGACTGCAAGAACAAGTGGGGCAACCAGAAGCGGTTCTTGGGTCTGGGCATCAAGATGCCGCTGCACAACCCGCAGACCGAGCCGGGATGAACTGGGTGGAGCAGCTGTCCCACGCCCTGCGTCGCCGGGCACGCGGGCCGTACGTCTCCTGCTGGTCGTTCGTGGTCGGGGTCATGGACGAGCTGCACGGCATCGCCCTGCCGCTGCCGCGAGCCCTGCCCACGGATCTCGCCTTCAACCGCCCGATGGAAGCGACGCGGGCGGTCGTCCGGATGCTCCGCCGCTACCCCCACACGAAAGTGGACGGGGAGATCGAGCCGGGCGACCTCGTCCTCGTGCGGGTCACCAAGGGCGTCGGCCACGCCCTGATCGCCGGGCCGACGCCCAACACGCTGTGGCACTGCGACGTCGGCGGAGTCTGGTACACCGGCGTCGGCCCGTGGAAGAGTCGCATCGTTCGAGTCGTCCGTTCGCTGTGCCGTGAAGACTGGAGAGCACGACTATGATCGCAGTAATGTACGTTCTGGGCATCACCTCGCTGGTCTACATGGTCGTTTACGCGGTCGTCTCGACGGCGATCTCCTACGGCATCAGCTACTTGCTCGGCAGGATGAACAAGCCGAGACAGCAGACCGCACAGGAGTCTCAGCCGACGCTCTCCACGCGTGGTTCCCGCCTGACCCTCCTGCTCGGCCGTCGCCGCGTCGCCCCGGTCGTGCCGTGGGTCGGTGGCCGCACCGTCAAGAAGAACAGCAAGGCACAGTACTACAAAGAGAAGGGGATGCACGCAATCTGCCTTGGCCCGATCGATGCGATCCTCGAGATCTACGACGGCAGCAAGAAGATCCTCACGCCGACCATCGGCCCGCTCTACCGGGCGACGACGCCAGCCGGGTCACAGTTCACGGTTGAAGACGTCGGCACCTTCCGCGTCTACTGGGGCGAGAACGAGCAACCCCTCGACCCGATGCTTTACGAAGAGATGGGCATCGGCAGCATGTGGCCCGGCGTCGCCTACGTCGTCTGGGACAACAAGGCGGTGAACCCGGGGTGGATCTGGAACGACGTACAGTACGTGGTCGAGCGGATCTTGACGACCGAAACCAATCTGACCGACTCGATCCCCCACCTCCCCCGCACGACGCGTCCCCGCCGTGGGGCGATCGACGACAGCGGCGTCAACCCCGCTCACGCGATCTGGTACTTCCTCACCGCCCCGAGTCCATACGGGCTGGGCGTTCCGGCTCAATGGCTCGACGGCGGTGCCTTTGAGTACCTAGGGCAGCTGTGCGTGGCGGAGCACCTGCCCGTCAACATACTGGCGAGGGACGGCGTCAACGGCGACCAAGTCCTCAGCGAACTCATGCAGGAGGTCGGCTTCTTCATCACGCAGGTCGGCGAGAAGTTGGTGCCGATCGTCGTCCGCCCCCCGGGCAACACGACGCTCCCGCAGATCACCATCGACGCACAGCAGCAGCCCCTCCCCGAGATCACGAGGCAGCACGGCGAGACGACGCCGACGCGGAGCATGTACCGCATCTTCGACGAGGAGATGGGCTGGAAGCTCTCCGACCTCAACGTCGACAACGACGCCGCCGCCCGCTCCCGGGGTGCTCAGCAGTCCAAGGAAGTGCAGCTGCAGAACGTCACCAACAGGCTCACCGGCACCGAGATCATGCAGCGTATGGTGCGGGACGACTCGATCGACGGCGAGACCTACAGCTTCGAGCTGATGCGGGGTGCCCGCGACCTCTGGCCCGGTCAGCTCTTCGTCGTCCCGAACTTCGGCACGCTCCGCGTCGCCAGCAAGAAGCCGAGCTTTATGAACTCAACGGTCAGCATCGACGCCGTTCTGGAGAACTACGGGATACGGCTGCACGACCGGTACGTCGACGGCGTCGGCGACCCCCGCACCGACGGCATACAGCCCGTCGCCCAAGACCCCTATGTGCGTCTCTTCATCGTCCCCGAGGCGATTCTCAGCGTCGGCTCCCTCTCGATGTGGGTGCTCCGCGTCCGTGCCCACGGCGGGATCGTCAGTGCAGAGGTTATGTTCAGTGCGACCGGTGCGAGCTACGCCCGGGTCAACCGCGACGAGCCGCACGTGACCGCCGGGACGATCAACCGCCCGATCCTGATCGACGAGGCGACCCACAACGGAGGAGTGCTCGACGCCGCCCTGAGCTTCACGCCCTACAACGGCGACACTGACGAGATCGACGACCTCGCTGGCAACGACGCGGAGTGGGAGGAGGGCGACCAGATCGCCGTGATCGACGACGAGGTGTTCCTTGTGCAGAGGCTCGCACCGGTCGAGGGCGGGTTCAGGATCGACGGCTTCCGCCGGGCGGTCTGGGGCACGGTGCCCGCAAACCACCTGCAGGGGACACCGGTCTACATCTTCAGGATCTCCGACCGCATCACCTACACGAGGCACCTCGTCCGTGCCGGGAACACCCTGCACGTCAAGACCCTGCCCTACACTTCCACCGACGAGATGACCCTCGCCACCGTCGCCGACCACGTGATCGCCTTCCCGGCGTGACGGAGGCACGGGAGCGGGTCGGGGGCTACCACGACCTTCCCCGGGCGTCTCGGACGCTCCCGGAGGGCAGGACGGACGAACGGAGAGGGTCGAGGTGGGGGCGGGAGGAGCAGCCGGTAGGCTCACAGGAAAGCGACGAACCATCGTCAACGAAGCCATGGAACGGGCGGGACTAGTCGCGGGTCATGAGGAAGGCAAAGCCCCCTCGTCCCATCTCTGTATGGCAGCAGGAGCAACAAGACCATGAGCAAGAAGGGCTTCACCGTGCCGGTATGGCAAAAGAAACACGCACCGGTCTGCGACTGCGGTAACGTCATGTCGCCCTGCATGGTGACCGTGGACGACGAGGGCAGGAAGCCGGAGCGTCTGCCGATGTGGCTCTGCCTCGAGCCGTCCCACGTGTGCACGGCCTCGCTCTACGTCCGGGCGATCCCCGACGACGAGCTGGAGGAGCAGTGGCGGACGCCCGCTTATAAACGAAAGCGGGCTTTATAATCGGGGGGACTTGCGTCAACAGACCCCTTGTGGTATAATGCGTCTTCGGTCGGGTTTCCCGATCGGCCGATCCGGCGGGTTCCGGGTTGAAAGGACGAGACCGTGCAGACGATCAAGACACTCCAAGGACAGTTTTTCCTCCTCAGCAACTTCGCCCCGACTCCCGTCAGCTTCGAGGGCGTCCTCTTCCCGACCGTTGAACACGCCTTCCAAGCCCAGAAGACGCACGACAACGCCGAGCGTCGGCGGATCGCGAGCCTCCCCAAGCCCGGTCAGGCGAAGCACGCCGGGAAGCGAGTCAAGCTCCGGGAGGATTGGGAGCAGGTCAAGGTCGGGATCATGAAGGCGATTCTCGTCGCCAAGTTCGAGCAGAACGCAGCAGCACGGGACGTCCTTTATCGAACCGGCGACGCCCGGATCGAGGAGGGCAACCTTTGGAACGACACCTTTTGGGGCGTCAGCCTTAAGACCGGGAAGGGCAAGAACACCCTCGGGCTCCTCCTCGAAGAGATCCGCAACACGCTTTGAGCCGAAACGCCCGAGAGGGCGTCTGCAGCGATCGACCCCGCTGCACTGACGAGGCAGGTTCCTTGACTCAGGAGACACCGATGATTCTCGAGATCCAGAAGTGGCAGCAGGACGTGCAGGCCAAGAACCTGCACCGGGCGGACGTCGTGCACAAGTTCAGCGGCATTAAGGTCGGCTTCATGACGCAGCAGACCTACAAGTGCAAGGGCGGTCTGGGAGCGACGTTCAAGATGTACGCCCTGCTCTCGAACGGCACCGACACCACCTACGTCTGGTCTTCCTCGATCAACGGCGGCGACCTCACCCACGAGAACGAGCAGTGTGCTCGCCGGTGCGGGCTGGAGATCCTGACCCGCTACGTCGAGAAGCACGGCGTGCCCGGGGTTAAGCAGATCGCTTGACACCAACGCGTTCGTGTGGTAGAATCCGTGGTTGGGGGTCTGACCCGGCAGGTTCCGGGGTTCGAGAGGATCGGTGCTCTGTGTTCTTTGTCTTCGCTGAAGATCTCTGCTCCTGCCTCGTCGGCCCGTTCGAGACCCGCGAGGAGGCGGAGGGTCATCTGGCTTGGTGCCGTGACGAGCGGCACGACGGTGCGACCATGGAGGTCGTGTCTCGGTTCATCGCCGAGCGTCTGTCGCCGGACATGACGATGACCCCCGCCCTAGACCGGGCGTCCTCCCCCGTCGCCAGCGACGCCCTGCAGCCGTGGGACGACCTCGACGCGAACGGCCGTCAGGTCTTCTAAACCGAACAACAACTTAACGAAGATCAAGAGACCCCTCCCCGTGACCCGGGCGAGGGGTCTTGCGTTATAAAGGGCGTCCGCGTCTATACTACTTGCGTTAACGCAAAAGCTGTGGTATAATCCTCTTTCGGTTGCGGATTCGCAACCGGCCGATCCGGCGGTGAGTCCGGACTGAAAGGACTAGATGATGATTCGCCAGTTCATTCCGATCGGCTTCGAGTTCCCCGGTGGCTACACTTGGTGCGTCGACGACGAAAAGAAGGAATCGCACGCCGTCTACCCTGACGGGTCGTCCAAGCCCGCGACTGAGTCTTACTCCGGTGACTTCCTGTCCTTTGCCTTAGATTCAGTCGATCAAGAAGTCTGGCTGGAGCTGACCCGCCCTCTCGTCTGGATCGACACCGGCCTCGAAGGCCAGCCGTACGTCGAGGTCTACGAGGTCTTCGTCTGCACCGCCGTGATCGACGGCGTGAAGGTGGCCCGGTACTCGAACCCGGAGAAGGACGAAATGGTCGAGGTGCCCGTGAGCGAGATCCGCACCGGTCGCGGGGTCTTCGCCGACAAGAACGTCTTCGACTGCTCCAAGTAAGCCGAAACGCCCGCGAGGGCGTCGAGCGAGGATTGACCTCCCGCTCCTGACGAGGCAGGTTCCTCCTGACGGAGAATGACGAGATGACCATCACCCAGATCAAGCGGAAGCACAACCCCCATCAACCCGTGGGCCGCTGGATTCGCCCCGCGAAGCGGATGGCGATCTACCTCAGGGATCGCTTCCAGTGCCTTTACTGTGGTGCCGACCTCCACGGCGTCACCGACCCCCGCCACATCCAGCTCGACCACAAGACCCCGGTGAGCAAGGGAGGCTCGAACCTCGAGCACAACGTCTTCACGACCTGCATGCGTTGCAACTGCTCGCGGGGATCGAAGCCCTTCCGGTCGTTCGCGACCACGGGGGCGAAGCAGCGGGCCAAGCGTCAGCTCTCGCTCTCGCTCAAGCCGTACCTCGCCCTCGCCAAGGCCATCTGCTCGGGGGCGGTCAGCAGGGAGCAGGCTCTCAGCGAGATCCGCTAGCGTCCGTGAAACGACCGGGCACCCCCGGGGTGATGAAAGGTGACGATGATCTACCGAATCCTGCAAGCTCGCTTCGGCCGTTGGGGGCGTCGCCTCGCCCTCCTCTGCGTCGCAATCTGGGTCTTCACGCTCCTCTGCTGCCTGCTGGCCTTTGGCTGGCAGCTGTTAGGGCGTTATAAAAGCGGCGGGGCTTTATAGCAGGCAGGGGATTGCGTAGGCTTACAGCCTGTGGTACAATGCGTCCTCAGTCGTGGGATCACGACTGGCCGACCCGGCGGTGAGTCCGGGATGAAAGGACGTGCGACGTGAGCGAGACGAACCTCCCCAAGTGGATCGAAGACCTGAAGGCGGACTTTATCGAGTGGAGCGGCGGCTTCGGCCCCGAGGAGTGCGAGGTCGATGAGATCACCAAGTACCTCGAAGTCAGCGAGATCGACGAGGACGACGATCGATTCGGTGCCCTCTGGGATCTCCACAACGGCGAGCTTGAAGACTGAGCCGAAACGCCCGCGAGGGCGTCCGACCGAGACTAACCCCCGGTCGCTGATGAGGCAGGTTCCTCGATCTCGAAAGGATCACGTCATGGTTGCAGGAAAGATCACCCCCGCTGGTCACATGGTCAAGGGTCTCGACGGCGTTGAGCGTTTCGTCGCCCACGAGGCCGATCAGGACGGCCCGGTCACCGAGACGACGAAGACCCCGCGTCTCGCCCCCAAGAGCAAGGCCGAGAAGAAGGCCGACAAGGCCGCGAAGAAGGGCAAGCCGGTCGTCGAGACCGTCGACGCCGGTGGCGGCATCTTGGTCGACGTCGCGGACAGCAAGCCCGCGAAGAAGGCCAAGAAGGTCAAGACCGCTGGCCCGCTCTCGACCGAGGTCTCCAACCCGGAGCAGGAGGAAGTGAAGAAGACGACGTGCAACCACGGCGTCAAGTCCAACGAGAGCATCCTCTGGGAGATCGCCGACAAGTACAGCAACGCCTGTGCGACCCGGATCTCTGACCCGTTCACGGGCGAGAGCACCGGCTTCGCGATGGTGCACGGCTGGGACGGTGCCGCCGAGCAGTGGCACTCCGTCCGCCCGGTGAGCGACCGGTACAAGCCGATCCGGACACAGGATCTCATCGAGATCGCCGTCGAGCGTCTGCAGGGGACGCCGCTGATGGCCGAGAAGATCCGCACCGACCGCTTCGGCACTTCGCTCGAGGTCAAGATCCCGATCAACCGCCCGATCGAGATCGGCAAGGGCGTCGCGTTCGATCAGGGTCACCCGTGGACTCGCCACGGCGAGCACACCAAGCGGGACGTGCTCTACCCGGTCGTGAACATACGTAACGCCTACGACGCCACCTCCTCGATCATCGTCGACGTCGGGCTGTTCCGGATGATCTGCAGCAACGGCATGAAGATCATGCTCGCGGGAGTCGGTGCCAAGGCGATCCACACGAAGCACGAGGTCGCCCGCGTCATCGAGACCATCGCCAAGCAGGAACTCACCGGCGACCTCGACTTCGTCCGCAAGCTCTCGGTCGCGAAGCTCGACGTCAAGGACGTCGCGAAGATCATGGGCGACCGCGTCCCCGAGAAGTGGCAGAAGGAGCTAGCGGAGTACGCCAAGCTCGGCGGGAACACCGCTTGGTCGTGGATGAACGGCCTGAGCTACCTGAGCACCCACGAGTATAGTCTCCTCCGCTCGCGTCAGCTTGACCCGATCATGACGGCGATTCAGAAGCTCGCCGCCTAGGGCCGAGACCGCCGACCACGGACGCCCTCCCGACGCGGAGGGCGTCCTGCTCGTTGGTCTCAGACCAGAAGGGAAGCAGGAGATGGACAAGACGAACAGCCACCGCCACAAGTGTGCAGTGTGCGGCTTCGTTTGGCGTCACGCGAACGAGTCCCCCGGGCGTGACAACGACGTGGCCCACACGTGCCGGTGCGGCAACCAGCAGTTCTTCATCTACCGGGGCGAGGACAAGGCACAGGTCGCGACGTGCGGGCGTCCCTGCAGGCAGGGCGACCGACCCGTCCTCGCCCCCGGCGTCGTGTATCAAGCTTACTTCGGCGACCTGCACCCCGACAACAAACCCGGCGACCTCTAGCCGACGACCCGGCGTGACCCGGGCTGAAAGGAACGCAACGTGAACGAAGCACAGAAGAAGATTCTCGAGAAGCACCCCGGAGCCCGGCTGCAGAAGCTGGTCTACGTCGGCGTCCGACCCGGCAACAAGACCAAGCGGGTGTACGGCTACGTCAAGGTCAGTGACGACGACCTCAAGTCAGGTAACCCGGTGGTCAATGCCGCACAGGCGATGTACTGGAAGAAGAGCCTCTACCCGGGCACGGCGGGGACGGTCATCGAGATCGTCATGGAGGAGGGGGCGGACGGCGTCTCGATCTGGAAGGCCGTAAACTACGTGGGCCGCTGGCCGAACCGCGAGCAGTGCGTCGCGTGGCAGGCGGAGCACGACGAGACGGTGGCCGACCTCGACAGCAAGAAGGACGCGATGCACGACTCGATCATCGAGACGCTGGCACCGGTCGCGAAAGCCTACCGACACTCGAACCGAGCGGGACGGGCCGTGCTCCTCGCCAAGGTCATCCGGTACCTTACGGCCTCGTCCTTCGACTAGACGCAACGCGTCCCGACCCCCCGACGTACAACCCGGCGAAGACGACCGCTCTCGGGGATTATAGAGAGCGGTCTTCTTTATAACGCAACAGGAAGTACTTGCGTTGACGACCAGCCTGTGTTATAATGCGTTCTCGGTCGGGGTTTCCGACCGAGCCGACCCGGCGACGAACCCGGGATGACGGAGACGACCAATGACCAACGAGACTTTCAACGCCGCCTTTTCGCAGAAGTCCGCCTTTGCGGCCATCCGCTCGCTCGGACTGACCGTCAAGAAGACTGAGGACGGCGAGATCCGAGTGAACTTCAAGGGTCACAGCGAGGAGACCGCCTACTACACCACCGACCTGAAGGACGCTTACGACACCGCCCGTTCGATGGCTGCCCTCAAGGCGAGCAGCAGCCCCAAGAAGAAGTGTCACCTTTGCGGCGGCACCGACCACACCTCCTCGCAGTGCGAGTTCACCGGCGAAGCCGAAGCCACCGACATGAATCGCTGAAACGAGACGACCCGCCCGTGGGTCATGAAACGGGAAGCCGAAACGCCCTGCGGGGCGTCGGGCGGGAATGACCTCCCGCCCCTGATGAGGCAGGTTCCTCGACTCAAGAACGGAGGCCCCCGTGGCCAACAAGCTCGCAGCTGCTATCGCGTTCCGTCAGTACGCCAAGACCAAGACCCGCAAGGTCGGTGACGCCGTCGACGACCCGATCGCCGACAAGCTCGCCAAGGCCCAGTCCGCCGACGACATGGCCAAGCTCGCCATCGAGTCGGGCATCCCCAAGGACGTTGTCGAGGAGAAGGCCAAGAAGGCCCCGAACCCCGGTCAGTTCCGCATGACCATCGGGAACCTGATCCGTGGCGTTTACGCCCGGGTCGAGAAGTACCACACCCTCACGGGCGGGCGGGTCGATGCGGCGGACGTCGGGACGAAGAAGCTCTTTCAGGCGAAGATGGCGGAGTACCGCAAGGCCAACCGCCCCGTGAAGGACGGCCCGAAGCCCTCGACTGGGAAGAAGAAGACCGAGACCGCCAAGAAGGGCGGCAGGGTCGCTGCCTCCAAAAGCGGCAAGGGCGACGCTGCGGCGACTCCCAAGGGAGCACCCAGCAAGTCCGAGGCCGCTGGCCGTGGCAAGGGAAAGAAGGGTGGCGACGGTTCTGCCAAGAAGTCCCGCTGGCAGCGGAACGCCAGCAACAAGAAGGGCAAGCCCGCTGCTGACGCTGCTGACGGTGCGGGCGTGGGCGAGCAGGGCGAGCAGGAGGGCGGGCAGTCCAGTCTTGCCGAGGCAATTGCCGAAGCCAACAGCTGATCTCGTGAACGCGTGGGCGGTGAGGCTGGGTGGCAACCCCCGCCTCACCGCCTTGTTTCTGGACGTCACCTTTAGAGCCTTCCCCGACGAGTGGTGCATGCGAGCTTTTGGCGTCCCCTACCCTCCGCTCTCCGTGGTCTTCGGCAACGGGTCACAGGAGCGGTACCAAGAGATGATCCGCCGCCCGGGAAGCTACGTGAAGAGAGACTGACCCCATGGCCAAGACCAAGACCCCGAAACCCAAGAAGGATTACGGCGACGGCGAGCGACCCGGCAAAGAGCCACCGCTCGCCGTCGCCGTCCACCGGCGGAAGAACCACGAACAGATGATCCTTGAGTGTGCCGAGCAGATCGAGCCGGGCTGTCCGCTCGACCCGATCGCGAGAGCCTACGGACTCCTGCAGGCTCTCGGCCAGATGTACGACTCGCTCAGGGTCGCCGTCGACGAAGCGGTCGCCGACAAGATCCGTGCTGACGGCCCGTTTGTTCTCGGTGAGGAGAAGTTCTACGTCGGCAAGAAGAAGAACACCAAGCAGACCGCCACGCACTCCGACCTCTACCTGTTCCTGATGGACTTGACGGGCGGGGATACGGAGACGGTGATGAGCTGCCTGAGTTCCAACGCGTGGAAGCACGGCACGATCAAGAAGCTCCTCGAAGAGAAGCTGACGGAGGGGGCGGACGCCGAGATCGCCTTTCTCAAGCTCTTCGAGGTCAGGGAAGAAGACGAAGTGAAGACGGGCAAGCCGACGAAGAAGGACGGCGACTTGCAGCGAATCCCCGTGGCTCTCCTCAAGAGGCTACAACAGTCATGAGAGTAACACTCCTCAAGCGTCTGCTCGTCAAGAACGATGAGCACTGGTTCCGCAAGGACACGACCCTGCTCGTGCCGCCGCTCGTCGGCGAAGTCCTGTACATCAGGCGTCGCGAGGGCGTCCTTGGCCTCCCCGAGTCCTTCGAGGACACGGTGAGTCCGCTGCTCCGCACCGCCGTGGTCGAGGGCTCGGATCGCCTCGTGGTCTTCCTCGACTACGTGACCGAGATCTTCGAGTCCGACTACGGCCCGCTAGACCGCTCTTCGCACGAAGCGTGGGGTCACTGGTTCTACTGCTACGGCTTCGCTCCCACCGAAGAGACCGACCCCATGAAGCTCACGCCGTGGAGCGTCCCCGAGAGCCGTCAGAAGGCGGAAGCACCGAGGCACGCGTCGCCGTGCTGCGGCATGGAGAGCACCGAGACCGGGCTCGTCGGCACCGCCTACCTGTACACCTGCTACGGCTGCCGCCACATCTGGCACTACGCGGGCGGGCGGAAGGTCATCGGGACGCCGACCCAGCAGGAACCGGGCGTAAGGCTCTCGGACGCCATGGCACCGCTCGACCCCACGGCACCCCTGCAGTTCGCCGAGCACCCCGATGGCTTCCCGGGCACCGACGAGGGCTCGCACTATATGTCCCAGACGAAGCTCCCGTGAAACGGCTGCGACCGGTCGCGGGTCAGAGGGGGAGGGCGAGTCGCGTGGCGTGGCTCGCCCTCTCCGTTTATGGAGGTCCAAGATGACCGAGGTCGCGAAGATAGCAAAGCAGATCTGGGATCGCACGAGTTTCGACGTCAGGCAGACGATCCTGACGAGCCTGATCGAGTGGCGTCTCTTCAAGCTAGGCTGGGAGGGGCACGTCACCGAAGACTTGCAAGCGTTGTTCACGGTGTACCACGAAGGGGATAACCCGTTCGACAAGTTGGAGTGGACGCATGGATTCGACGAAGCGAAAGCAACAAGTGACGCCCTCGCAAGAAGGCAAGGCGACGCCGGACTGGAGCAGGATCGGCCGGAGGAGCAGGAGGAAGGGGAAGAAGTACGAGAACGTGATCGCGGGGTGCCTCCGAGACTGCATGGGTCTGAACTGGCAGACGACGCGAAACAGCGGCCGAACCGACTTGAAGGGAGATCTGTACTGTCTCGATCGTCCGGGCTTCGTCGTCGTGGAGTGCAAGGATCGTGACACTTTCCAACCTCTGTGCATGCTGCAGGAGAATGCGGGGTTCGTCAATGAGCTTGACAAAGTACGCGACGAAACGAAAGGCCAAGGTCGTGTCGTCATCTTCTCGAAAGTCCGCCTGCTCGGCGACCTCGTCGGCGTCCTCCGCGACCCGGAGGGCAGGACGATCGACGACTTCCTCATCGGCTCGCAGCGGACGGGCATCCACGCGGGGGGCGTCCTGTGGCGGCTCGTCCGCGACGGCCTCGACTGCGACGAAGCGGAGAGACTCCTCTTCCGTGGCATCGGTGAGTCCGCAGTCTAGCTACGTCGCGTTGATCCGTCTAGCCCGCGACGGGCACCGCGGGGCGTGGGAGGCGATGGTGGCCCGGCTCACCCCGATGCTGCGGTCTTTGGCCCGTCGCCTTGGCCCGGTCGGGCACGAGGAGGACGCCGTGCAGGAAGCCCTGCTACGCGTCGTGCAGCAGATCGGGCGGGTCGATCTCGGCCGCGAGTCCACGGCCCGCACCTTCATCATGAACGCGGGCGTGTTCGCGATCCGCACCTTCAACACCAAGATCATGAGGGAGAACCGACGCGACAAGCTGAAGACACACCGCACCGGCGTCGTCCAAGACCCCGACCTCGCCGACTTCCCGCCCGTCCTGTCGCTATACTTCCGCTACATCATGGAGCACGGCACGATTCTCGGTGCCCACAAGAGCGTCGGCGACGAGTTGGGGATTCACAAGGCGTCCGCGTTCCGCCGCTTCCATCAAGAGGCGAAGACTTTCATGGAGGGACTGTGAGAAGAGTAATCGTCGTCGGCGACATGCCGCAACCAGACCAGCAGCTGCAAGCCATCATGAAGGAGGTCTCCCCCGACTGTCTGTACTGGCACGTCAACGAGGTGGAGAAGTTCAAGCCGGTGACGGGCGACCTCATGGTGCCGCTCGGCAAGGCCGCGATCGAGACCGTGCTCCGCGTCGACAAGGCCAAGGTAGATGATCTCGTCGGGCAGCAGTACGACGCCAAGGTCGAGGGGGCGGACGTCAAGGTCATCTGCCAGTACCACCCCGGTTACCTCGCGAGGATGCAGGAGAAGAAGGGCGGAGCGACCGAGCGGGCGGTCAAAGCGTGGTTCGACGTGTGGGACACCGTGCAGGAGGTCTCCACGGGCGAGGAGGTCAAGATCCCTGAGGTGCTCGTCCTCACCGAGTACGAAGACGTCGTGGCGTGGCTGGAGTACCTGCGTGACACCGACCACGTGATCGGCTACGACTACGAGACTTGGGGCGTGAACCAGAGCGGGGAGAACACCGCACTCCGGCCGGAACTGTGCACCGAGTTCGAGATCCTCACCATCGGCTGTGCCGTCGTCAGGGAAGACGGCACGTGGGACGCCTTCAGCTTCCCCTTCGACTGGCACAGGGAGGACGGCACGTGGTACTGGACGGAGGAGCAGCAGCAGGTGATCGCCGACCTGTGGTTCGGGATCTACCTCGGCAAGAGGTCGATCGCTCACTTCTGCAAGTACGAGCACAAGTGCAACCTCAAGCGGTTCGGCAGGACGAACGTCTCGCTCATGGACACGATGCTGGAGGACGACACCTACAACGAAGTGAACGACCACAAGCTTCACCGCGTCGGTGCCCGAATGGGTCTGCGGTGGATGCGGTACAAGAGCCTGAGCGACAAGACCCGCAAGAACCCGAAAGAAGCACCGCTGGACAAACTGCTGGAGTACAACGCCCTCGACGCCCTCTGCACGATCCTCTCGCACGTCAAGCTCGACGAACTCCTCAGCGAGCAGCAGCTCGACGGCGTGGCCCGGATGGAAGAGAGCTTCTGCTACTACCTCGCCAAGCTCGAGATGAACGGCATGCAGGTGGACGCGAACGAAGCGTCGATCGTCCGTGCCGAGCTTCGCGACGTCGAGATCCCCAAGCTGCAGCACGAGTTCAGCACCCTGCCCGAGATCCAGAAGGTGGAGCGGTGGGCACTCCGCACCATGAAGAAGTACCAGACCAAGGCGTATCAGGAGGGACGCAAGCAGGTCGTCTTCTCCCCGAAGTCGCCGCCCATGATGAAGTACCTGTGCATGGACGTGCTGAAGCTGCCGATTCAGGAAGTCAAAGTCAACGGCAAGTACACTCTGAAGTTCGACAAGCGGACGCTCGAGCCATACGAGGAGGACGTCCCCGTCCTGACGCACCTCGTCAACCTTCGCCGCACGTCGGCGATGCTGACGGGCTTCCTCGACAAGTGGGAAGCCTTCGTCGACTCGCACGGCAAGGTGCACAGCCAGTACAACCAAGGCAAGGTCGTCACCGGCCGTCTCTCTTCGACCGACCCGCCCCAGCAGAACATACCCAAGAAGCACCGGGTGCGGAAGGTCTACGTCAGCCGGTACAAGGACGGCTGGCTCGTTAACGTCGACGTCAAGCAGCAAGAACCCCGCTTGCTCGCCGGATGGTCGAAGGACGAGAAGATGATCGAGGCGATCAACGGTGGGTACGACCTCCACGGCTTCGTGGCCAGCGAGATCTACGGCGTGCCCTACCTCGCCGACCAGACCGAGCACCGCGAGATCGGGAAGCGGATGAATCTCGGCATGATGTACGGGCAGACCGAGTACGGGCTCGCCGCCAAGACCGGGATGACCGTCGAGGCAGCGGTGCGTCTCCTGAAGCTGTACGATCGCCGCTTCCCCCGGATCGCCAAGCAGCGTCAGGAGTGGCAGGCTTTCGCCGCCAAGCACGGCTACGCCGAAGACCTGTTTGGCCGTCGCCGCCACCTCCCCGACGCCCTCTCGAAGGACAAGTGGCTGCGGGAGCGGGCACTCCGCCAAGCCTGCAACTACCCGATCCAGCGTACCGCCCTCGTCTTCACGATGGTCTCGATGGGCGTGGCGATGCAGACCATCGAAGACGAGGGGCTCGAAGACGCGATGTGCGTCTGCGGCACCGTGCACGACTCGATCATCGGGGACGCCGCCGACGCCAAGTACCGCAAACGGCTGCAAGAGATCTTGGTGTACGGCGTGGAGATCCATAACAAGGCCGAGTACTGGAAGGACAGCGGCGTGCCCATGAAGGCGGACGTCGAGTGGGGGCGGAACCTCTACCAGCTGGAGAAGGCCGCATGAAACGGATCATCGGGCTGCGGACGAGAGACCTTGCTACGTTGATGGCCGCTCTCAGCGATGCTGTGCGTGACCGCGAGGGGCTGGTCGAAGCTTACACGGTCACCGACTACGGGACGAGGAGGGAGTCTCTTGACCGGGGCAGTGCTCACGCCGTTCAGGGGGCGAAAGGGGCGATCAAGAGATACGTGCGTCTTCGCTCGATGATCGCTCAGGAGCTTCGCCTAAGGAGGAACCAAGAGTGAATGCAGGAAGGCAGAAGCTCATCGAGCGGACGTGCGGCCTCCTGCACGTCTGCCTCGAGCCTCACCAGCAGGAGAAGGACGTCGAGCGGATCTTGCGGACGTGCTCGACCGACCTCGAGATGTGGGGCATCGGCGAGGACGAGATCATTGAACAAGACCCCGATGCGTGGCTCTGCCTGCTACTGGGCGTGGAACGAGCGGAGCATCTCGGGGGTCATGACGGAGGAGACAGACTATGGCACTCAGCCCCAAAGCAAGAGCAGCAGCCAGCAGCGAACTTTCGTACACCGGAGCGGCACAGTCCTACGACGTCCCGCTCCGCAACAGTTCGCCTCTGGCTAAGGACGTCGCCCGCGTGGCCAAGCAGGTAGCCGACGACTGGCACCGGGAGAACCCCAACGCCAAGCGTCCGGCGATGGTGCAGGTGACTGATGCCCTCATGAAGAACGCCGCCGACAAGCTCGGTCTCGAGCACGGCGTCCCTCAACTGGGCAACCACACCTTGGCGAAGCCGACCCTTGCCTCCCTCTTCGAGCCCGCGAAGCCGGGCGAGCGTCCCGACCCCCTTGCCTCTTGGAACAGGGCACGCAACGCCAGCTTCAACGGCAAGCCAGCCGTCTCCGTGCAGCCCGAGGATCAGGCATTCTACAGCACCGAGGCCGACCCAAAGGGCACCGCTTACGCGGTCGGCAGTCTCGATCAGGACAGACTCCCGGGCTTCGGTGCAGGCCCATTCAAACAACTACAGGACGCCTTGGAATGCGTTGGACACGAGGGCGAAGCTGTGTGGCGTATCGTCCCCGGTCAGGAACCTTCAGTTATCGACGTGTGGGTTGGTGCCCGTGAGATCAGGGGCGAGCGTTTCGTCCCGGGATGGGCTGTCAATCAAGCACGCGAGGAGTGTCATGTTATCATGGCTAAAGCAGCAGCCCCCAAGAAGAACTTCGGAGCAACAGCGGCGACGGCGTCCGCACCGACGCGACCCCCTGCGTCACCGCCTGCCCGCCCCCAACGGCAGGCGGCACCGGTGACGGAGGAAGACTTCAAGCCTTCCGACAACGACCCGCAGGACGACGACGTCAGCGGTGCGGAGGACGACGCCCCCGAGCAGGAGGCCCCCGCCGCCCCCGCCGTCCCCGCCAAGACGGCCAAGAAGCGTCCGACCGGCTCGGCACCCGCCGTGCAGGAGGGCGAGACGCTGGACGACCTCAAGCGTCGGGCGGGGGCTCCGGGCAACGGCCAGCAGGTCTTCGTCTCGGTCGGCAAGACCATCAACATAGGCGACTATGAGTCGGTGCGGATCGACGTCGGCATCTGCCGCCCGGTGGAGGACGGCCAGACCCGCGAGGAGGTCACCAACGAGGTGATCGACGAGGTCTTCGCCACCATCAACAACCTGAAGACCGACGTGCTCGCAGCCGTCGAGAGCGGAGGGTTCTAGCCATGGATCAACGGCAGTATGACAGCATCGTCTCCGACCTCGCCCCCGACCTCGCGATCTCCCGCGACAACGTGAGCGAGGCGATGATGAACCAGCCCGAGAAGTACGTGCACTACGCACTCGCCTACCAGCGGGCTGTGAAGCACTGCAAGCTTCTTGAGTTCAGGCTCGAGGAGGTCGAGGCCAGCATCGACCGCTGGCTCGTGAAGCGGTTCAACAAGGTGACGGAGAAGATGCTGCGTACTGCCTGCCTGACCCGGGACAACTACAAGCAGATGAAGCGTGAGCTGATCGACGCGGAAGACCGCCGAGATTCGCTCGAGTCGATCGTCAGAGCGATGGAGCACCGAAAGGACATGCTAGTCAACTTCGGTGCCACCGTCCGCGAAGAGATCCGCCTGACGTCGGGCGGTGACCACGTGAACAAGACTAGCAGCAGGAACAGGTAAGACTATGGCACTCAATCGTGAAAAGTTGCAGCAGGACATGGAGAAGAGCAAGAGCGAGCGTGGCGGCTCGGGCATCAACTTCGTGGGCAAGGGCACGCTTGTGCTCCGCGTCCTCGAGTTCACGGATCAGGACGGCGACCAGCAGTTCGCCCGCAAGGTCGTCAAGTGGGGCAGCACCGGGGCGGGCAACAAGCGGAAGGATCTGTGCGTGCACCGCTCGGCGACGTTCGGTGAGGACGTGCCCGACGCCGTGCAAGCCTACGGCGACCTCCTCGCCTCCCGTGGGCAGGACTCGCCCTACACCGCCCGCAAGCAGTACTTCGTCAACGGCATCGACGTCAACGCCAAGCAGAAGAAAGTCGAAATCTGGGGTCTGCCCACGAGCGTCTGGGAGCAGATCAGCGTGGTCGCCATCAATGAGCAGTGGTCTGACGTGCTCGAGCCGGAGACCGGGCACGCGTTCGTGATTGTCGGCACCGGCGACGGGCTGGATCGCGAGTACACCGTCACCGTCGATCGCAACCCGTGGCCTGTCAGTGCGGAGCTGATGCAGCAGGTCATCGACCCGCTCGAGAAGGCCGTCGACGTCGGGCTCGAGGCCCAGTGCCGCCTGCTCGGCGTCAGCATGGAGGAGATCTTCCCGGACGGCGTGGAGTTGGAGAACGTCGACAGCATGACTGGCCCGCCCCCCGCCGCCGAGACCCCCGCCCCGCCGCCCCCGACCCGCTCGACACCCCCCGCCACGACCCGGACGGCCCCCGCTGCGGGGGGTGCACCGGCCCGGCAGGCTCAGGGAGGTACTTCCCGGGCAGCGGGAGGCCCTCCGGCACCCCGACCCCTGCCGCCACCTTCCCGGACGGCCCCGACGCCTCCCGTGGCCCCCGGGAACAAACCGGCAGCGTCCGGCGGTCTCATCCGAGGTCTGGCCCGGGGAGCGGGTCGGTAAACGAGATCGTGTAACGACAGTACCCACCTGAGGGTTATAGAGACGGGCGGAGGTACAGCGGTGAGTTGCCGTTGCCTCCGCCCCTTTTGTTCGGGAGGATGACCTTGATCAAGCGGAACAAAGCTAACGTGATTATCGACGGCCAGTGGGGCAGCACCGGGAAGGGTCTGCTCGCTGGCTACCTTTACGACCGGTACCCCAGCATCCTCGCTGGCGTCTGCGACTTCATGCCGAACGCGGGTCACACCGTGCACCTTCCCAACGGCACGGTCTTCGTCTCGCGGCACGTGCCGATCGCTGCGGCCTACGGGCGGATGGCCTTCATCGGCCCCCACGCCGCGATCGACATGAACACGCTGAAGAACGAGATGCGGCATCTGCGGGACTGCCGCTCCGAACCGGGCGAGGTGTACGTGCACCCGCTCGCCTCCGTGATCTCCCCGGACGACCTGACGGCCGAGCGGATCATCTTGGGGCGGATCGCCAGCACGCAGAAGGGTGGTCACGCCTCGACGGCCCGCAAGACGATGAGGACGAAGGACGCGTCGATCGCCGGTGACTACAAGACGGCCCTCCGCGAGATCGGCGTGAACGTCGCCGACACGCACGAATGCGTGCAGCGGACGCTGGCCCACGGCGGGACGGTGTTGATCGAGACGGCACAGGGCTTCGATCTCGGGTTGAACCACGGCAAGGAGTGGCCCTACGTCACGGGCCGCGACTGCCTCGTGGGTCGGGCACTCGACAACGCGGGCGTCCCGATCCGCGACTGCGGCAGCGTCATCGGCTGCATGCGTACCTTCCCCATCCGCGTCGGCAACACCGACAACGGGAACAGTGGCCCGCACTACGAAGACCAGCGGGAGCTGACGTGGGAGCAGGTCTCCGAGATCGCGGGCGAGAAGATCGAGGAGCGGACGACCGTCACCAACCGCGTCCGTCGCGTCTTCACCTTCAGCGATACGCAGGCTCGTCGCTTCTTTACGTTCGTCCGCCCCGACTACCTGTTCCTCAACTTCTGGAACCAGACCAACGCCGAGCCTCAGGGCGAGCGGAGCAAGCGTCTCTGGCACATCAAGGCACTGGCGGCTCACCACGGCTGCCAGCTCCGCCTGATCGGCACCGGCCCGAAGTCCGGCGACGTGATCGACCTCGAAGACCCGACCGCCTCACAGATTGGAGTGCTGCACCTTTGACACTCGTCTCCTACATCGGTTCCGTGGGTTCGGGCAAGACGACCCGCGTGAAGGACTACCCCAAGAAGGAAGGGCGTGGGGACGGCTGCATCCTCTTCATGCCCGGTCAGATCCTCCGGGCTGCGATCGGCCCGGGGTTCTTTGCGACGGAGGACGGAAACGCACCGCGTGTCTGCGATGAGTTCGTGTTCGGGCAGTGGCTGCAGCACTTCGAGTTTGCCCGGAAGACGGGGGCGGTGACGGTCGTCTCGGACGGCTGGCCGCGAACCGCCCTGCAGGCTGCAGCCCTCGTGCAGTGGCTCCACCGGAGCGGGAACCGCATCACCGTCTACCCGCACCACCTGATCTGCTCGGAGGACGAGTGGGAGCGTCGTCTCAAGGGAGACCGTTGGCTGCAGAACCCCGAGCTGGAGGCGATCGACCGCCGACGTTACGCACAGAGCATCGAGGACTCGCTCGGCTCGATCTCTGTGCTCCGCTCCACCGGCGAACCCTTCGTCAAGGCCGTACAGATTCACATGGAGAACGCACCCCAATGAAGACCGTTCAAGAGATCATCTCAACGCTCGCGAGATCCGTGCAGACCATGAACGGTCGGCACGGCTCGTCTCACGCCGTGACCGCTCAACTCGAGTTTGAAGAGAGCATGCTGGAACTCTTCAGGGCTAGGAACGGTGACGCCGAGTTTCGCGAGCCGATGCAGGTCATGTACCGCGACGATCTGGTGCGGACGCTGGCACCGCTGAAGCACGCCAAGCCGGGCGATTGCGGCTTCGACCTCGCCTACGCCCCCGAGAACTCGAGCGGGTCGGGGTCTTCCGCCGCGATGCTCCCCATCCGCATCCTGCCCGGCACTTTCAAGCTCATCCCCACCGGCGTCTACGTCAAGATCCCCGATGGCTACTTCGGCCTGCTCTGCGGTCGCTCCTCGACTTTCGGGAAGCGTGGCCTCTTCGTGGTCGAGTCCCGCATCGACAGCGGGTACACCGGCGAGCTGTTCGTGAAGCTCTGGCACCCCGCTGTCTCCGGGGGCGACTTCGAGCAGCCGGTCGTCCCCGCCGTCATCGAGCCTTGGCAACGCGTGGCTCAGCTTGTGTTGATCCCCTTCAACTCGCCCCTTCTGGAGATCGTCGATGCCCTCCCCGCAACGCAACGAGGAAACACGGGTTTCGGCTCAAGCGGAGTTTGAGCTTGACCCGGAGTTCGAGTCCGCCGTCATCAGGGCGATGCTGCTCTCGCCGGGCTTCGTGTCGTCCTACCGCTCGCTGCTGACGGAGGATCTCTTCACCCGCCCGCACAACAAGTACCTGTGCACCGTCCTGCTCCGCTTCTTCGACGAGTACCGCGAGTCCCCGAGCGTCGACGTGCTGGTCGACCTCATCCGGTGCGGCGAGTACCGGGCTCGCGGCTCGCTGGTCGAGGAGGTCAAAGAGCTGCAGCCCGTCGAGAACCTGCAGTACGTCGCCGACCGGGTCACCCAGTGGGCGAGGTGGCAGAAGATCACTTACGTGCTCGACAACGACACGAGGGACGACCCCCGCCGCTTCGGCATCCTGATCGAGGAGGCGTCGCGGACGGGCGAGCACCTCAAGGGCGGCGAGATCGTCATGGGCTCGGGGCTGCCCGACGAGCACATCGAGTACGAGCGTACCAAGATTCTCACGCCGTGGGCCAGCCTGAACGAGCGTCTACGCGGTGGCCCCGAGTACGGTCATCTCTGCATCATCGAGAGCTTCATCAACGTCGGCAAGACCGCCCTCCTCGTGAACGTCGGGGCAGCGGCACTCGCTCAGGGCGAGATCGTCTGCTACGGCGTCTTCGAGGACGGTGAACTCGAGATCCGCCGCCGCTTCCACCAGCACATCTCGGGGATGACGCAGGAGGAGATGATCAGCTGGCCCGAAGAGAGCCGACGCCGCGTGCAGGATTGGCTGAGCATGCACAACGGGAAGCTGTACATCAAGCGTCTCCGCTCGCGTCGTTCCTCAGTGGAGGACTTCGCGGGCTGGGTTCGCTCGGTGACGGAGCGTGAGGGCCGCGAATGCAGGCTGGCGATCTCCGACTACGCCGACCGCTTCGCGGCACCGAGGCGACGCAGCGAGGACAGGCAGGAGTACCGCGAGATCTACGAAGAGTGCAAGCTCATGGCTCAGGATCTCGACCTCGTGCACTGGACTGCCCTACAGGCGAACCGCTCGAGCCACAATCAAGACGTCGTCGGTCTGGAGTTCACGGGCGAGAGCATCGGCAAGGCCGAGGGTGCCGACCTCGTGCTCGGTGCCGGGCAGACGGCGGAGGACGTCGAACTAGGGATCATCAACCTGTTCTCCGCCAAGGTGCGGGGAGCGAGGAAACACGAACAGTGGAGGCTCAATGCCGACTTCGAAAGGCAACGAATCACCGAGATTGACTGACAGCCAGAGGACGCTCCTGCAGCTGGCCCACGTCTCCTCGATCCTGCTCAGGTATGACGAACCGCGACTTAGGACTGCCTTTAGTGCGTACGAGGGGCTGGAACAGGACGGGTACGTCAGTCTCGTCCACGTTTCCCCCGGTAAACTGCACGTCCGTCTCACCCCCAAAGGTAAGGAAGCCATCAGCTATGCATGCTAGCAACACCACCATGAAGTCGTTACCGCTCGAGATCCTGCACCAGATCGCCCGGACTCCCCGGGACGGCAGCAACCTGCCGATGGCCCGCAAGCTCCTGCTCTGGATGAGGTTGCAGCACGAGAGGGCGGTCAAGCTCCCGCCCGCGTGGTACGCCAAGGCGGGCACCGCCAAGGCTTGGTGGGTCGTCGCCGACCTCCCCAACCCGAGCGGCAAGAGCGAGAGCAACGTCGTGCAGGTCGCCTTCGTCGTCGTCGGCTTCGAGTACGGGAGGGCGATGAGCACGTGCCCGGTGACGCCCGTGGTGCACTTCGCCTGCTTCTGGGACGGACTGCCCCAGACGGTGCGGGGTTGGGGCGTGAAGGAGTACGGCGAGCAGATCGTTGAGACCGAGAAGTACGAAGCGGAGGAGCAGGTCACCTACGACGCCCCCGACAACGGCAGACCCGACAAACCCAAAAGGAAGTGACCCATGGCCAAGGGACGCGGAATGATCGACCTATCGTGCCGCTCGTGCGGACGCCGCTACGGCTTCACGTGGATCGAGGGAGAGCCGATCCCGCCCTGCCCGCACTGCAGGGCGATGCCGAACGAGAAGACGCAGCGGGACATGGCCCACGTCTTCGCAGTGGAGGCACTTTTGGAAAAGAACGCTCACGGCATGACCCCGTGCGAGCTGCAGAGGGCGAGGATCGCCGCCGGTCTCTCGATCGGCCAAGCCGCCAAGATCCTTGGAATCACCGTCGACGATCTGGAGAGGATCGAGGGCGGGACGCGTAAGCTCGACGTCGCCCTCGCCGTCGCCATCGACAACGCGTATTGGCTGGCGAAACAGACGAGCGATCCCACGGGTCATGAGAGGTAGGAGGATCTGCCCATGCCCATCGGTTCGATTTTCAGCGTTACGTTCTTCGGTCTGGAGCGGAAGGACGGCAGCGACGAGGGGGAAGTCCCCTGCGTCCTCGTCTCCGTCCGCAGTTCTTCGGAGATGATCGCTACCGACGTCCGTACCGACGAGACCTTCACGGTCTCCGTCCCCCCGGGCGAGCGGTTCGACGCCCTCGTGCTAGTGACTTGGATCTTGCGGCACCTCAAGCGTCCGCAATACGAACTGAACGAAGTGAGCATGCCGATCGTCGGGCTGCTGCACGTCGTCAGCGGCGGGGCTGTCCCCGTGAAGGAGGTAGACTGATGGGACGCCCGATCACCGAGGACGAGCGGCTGTTCATCGTGCGAGTCCTGAAGGACGCGACGCAGAACGTCATGCTTCTGAGCGACTTCGAGCGATCGTTCGTGTTCGAGGTCGCGACGTCCTACGCTCGCTTCGGCTCGAAGCTGCAGACCAGCAATGCTCGAATGAGGACGCTCTACAACGTCGCCGTCAAGCTCTGCACCGACTTGACTGGCGTTCCCGAGATCGACTGGGAAGAGATGGCGGAGGAATAATGAACTGTTCAGAGTGCAACGGCAACAACGCTTGTACGTGCAAGGCCACGAACCTCAGGCAGAAACGGCGGAAGCTGCGAATGATCGACCGTCTCGGAGGGAGGTGCCACACGTGCGGGTGCTCCGACCCGGCTAAGCTCACGTTCGACCACATCCACGGCGGAGGCAACGTGCATCGACGCGAGTCCGGGCGGGTGACGACCCACGCCCTCGCGGCTCAGGAGAAGGACCCCAGCAAGAAGTTCCGCCTTCTCTGTCGAACCTGCCACGCGTTCGAGGACATGCCTCGCATCCTCCACGGCGTCTCGCAGGGCGGAGACTCTGCGTTCATCAAGCAGCTGCGGAGTCTGAAGAACAACCCGCTCCTGTGGGCCATCTTCAGCAGCGACCTGCGGGAGATGGTGCGTCTCCTCTTCCTCTGTCTTCCTGAGAACGTCCAAAAGGATGCTGGCGTGTCGGAGGAGAACGACTACTACCACACCGAGATGCAGATTGACGACTTCGACTTCGTCTCGGAGACGCTGGGTGAAGCCTACCCGGCGTTCAAGTTCATCTTCCGCGTGGCCGGTTTGGAGGAGGAGATTCAGGCGTGAGCACTCGAGAGCTTAACAAGACGATCCTCGAGTACGTGAGGAGGGCGGTGGAGCTTGGGGACTACGAAGTCTCCGGCTTCCGCCTTCTCATGCGGTGCCCGCTCCCCGAGTGCCAAGAGGCCCGCAAACAGGAGCACTTCTACGTTAACCGCGAGTGGTATGGCTGGAAGTGCTACCGGCAGGGGGTGCAGGGCTCGCTGCGGGATCTCGTGCTGGCGAACCCCCTGCTCTGGGCACCGGTGCGGTCGCTGGACGACCGGGGGCAGGCTCGGCTCTCCGCCGACGTCCACCGGCTGCCCGACGACCTCGTCCCCCTCACCGAGGTCTCCGACCGCATCTTCGCCTCCCACCGGCGACGGGCTTATGAATACGCACTGCGGCGGGGCATCTCCCCGGCACAGATCCACGACTACAAGCTCGCCGTCAAGCAGGCCGACCCCCGCCTGTGGTTCCCCTTCTGGACGCCCGAGGGCGAGACGGTCTTCCGCATGGGCAGGCTCATCGAGACGCCGGGCGACCCGCCCGTCGAGGCGATCAAGACGTGGGACGAGGGCGTGCCCGACAAGCCGCTGTACGGCTCGCACGTCCGGAAGCCCACGGGGTTCCTCGCCCTCGTCGAGGGCGTCGTCGATCACTTCGTGACGCCGCACAGCTGCAGCCTGATGGGGAGCACGATCACGACCTCGCAGGCGGACACCGTCGAGCAGTGGTGCCGCGACGGGCTGGTCGACCGCGTCTTCGGGCTGTTCGACCCCGACGCCAAGGACAAGGCCCGGCGTGAGATCCTGAAGCTGAGGAGGAGGGGCGTGAACGCGGCGGCGTGCTTCCTCGAGCGGACGGACAGCGACCCGGGGAAGCTTGGGGCGGGGGTGATGGGGCGGGTCAGCCGTGCTCTCGGGGCTGTGGCTTGCTCGACTCTTGCATCAAGACCGTTTCTAACACTTCACGTGCCTCCGCCAGCGTTCGCGACACCGTAGCGAGCGACAGGCCGCTGATCCTCGCCAGCTGACGCTGCGTCGCCGCACAGGGCGTCGGCGGGAAGAGACGGGCGTGGACGACCCGCGTCTGCCGACCGGAGAGACGCATGACCGCTTCCTTGAGGGCGAGGATCGAGAGCGGGTCGGGCCGCTGGTGCGGCAGGAGCGGGGAGACCTCGCCCACGGTGAAGCGGTACTGCTCGTGCCTGCGTATGTTCTTGCACTTGTTGCGGATCGCCGCGATCACCGACCCGGGGTGCGTCTTGCAGACCCGCCCCTCGTGGTACTTGCTCCGCGTCGGCCTCGCCGTCCAGTTCTGGCGGGAGAGGTGGATCAGGACTTCCTGCCTTATGTCGTCGGCGTCCCAGATGCCGGTCACGAACTTGCTCGCCTGATGCCGGATCATCTCGCCGAACCACAGGTCGAGGTACTCGATGGTGAGCTTCATGCTTCCTCCGTGAACAAACAGGTGCCCGGGGCAGCACGACACCCCGGGCACCGCACCTAGGAACGCCGATCAGAGGGCGAAGCCGGACTCCACCAGACGCCACTCCTTGAGGAGGGCGAGGACGCGATCCCGGATCGTCATGTTGCGGAAGCGACCGAGGAACTTGCAGATCGCCGTCTCGTGGGTCATCGGCTCCTCGAAGTCGCTGGCCCGAAACACGATCGTCGGCGAGTCGACGGGCTGATCGACGATCACGAAGTCGATGCCGTGGCCTCCTGAGCCGATCAGGGCGATCGTGTTCTCCCGGTAGACGGTGGCGACGAGGCAGATGCCGAAAGCGACGGCCCGATAGTCGAGGGTGAAGTCCCAGTCGGCGGACGCGGGATTGGCGGGATCAGCCTTGACGCTCTCGCTGACGTGACGGTCTTGACGATCCCAGTAGTCGACGGCGAGGGGAACAGCGGACGAACCCATGACAACCTCCATGGTGAGGGAAAGGCGGGACACGACGGCAACACGCCGCCGAGATCACTCATTGTACCAGACCCGGTACCCCTTGTCAAGCATGCAAAAGCGGAGGGCGAACCTCGTGCAGGTAGACAGCGTATAACCGGGTATGGCAGCAGCGACCATGGAAGCGAAGAAGCCCAACCCCTACGAAGCCCCGAAGATCGACTGGCACGCGGCCGAGCGGTTCTTCCTCTTCGACCCGTCCCTCCCGTCGATCAAGGACGTCGCCGTCAAGTACGGCGTCAGCTACCTGACGGCCCACAAGCACGCGACCCGTGGCCGGTGGGTGAAGCGGCGGAGCACGGAGCACAAGAGGCTGCACGAGAGGGCGTTGGAGGAGTGCCGCAAGCTGTACGTCGAGGATCGCGTCCTCCGTCTGCGTAGGCTGACGAGGCTGATCGACGCGGCACTCGACGACGCGGTGACCGAACCGGGCGAGGCGGTGCCCCACATCCTCAAGCTCATACGGGTCGAGCAGGAGATCATCGAGGGGCTGCCGTCCGATCGGGCACGCGACCGAGTACTACGTGAACACGTCGATCGAGCACTGACGCTCGGCGGCTTACACAGGAGAGAAGAATGAGCGACGAGACAGGGAACGCGGGGAAGCAGAACCCCAAGCACCGGGCCAAGTACCGCGTCTTCGTGAGCGGACGGTACGCGAGCAGGAAGCGGGCGTCGGACTTCACGCAGGCCATGTGCCAGCAGAACGACCAGACCGTCTGCCCGCTGTACTGGTTCCTGCACGACCGGGACGACGACCAGCTCACACCGGCCGAGAAGCTGGGGCTGTCCACGACGATCCTCCGGGCGATCCGGGAGTGCGACTACTTCGTGCACCTCCACGAGAACGTGCCGCAGCGGGGCGGGAACCTCGTGGAGCTGGGGATGGCCCTCGCACTCGGCAAGACCGTAATCGCCGTCCTCCCGCACGTCGACGCCCTCGTCGCCCCGCCGACCCCGACAAAGGACGTCCCGAACCAGAAGATCCCGCCCGTCACCCGTCAGATGGTCCCCATGGGCGGCGTCTTCCACGAGCTTCCCCAGTGCTACGTGGTGAGGACGGACGACGAAGCCCTCGCCACGCTCCACCGCTGGATCGTCCGGAAGGCCAACCCCTCCCCCGAGTCCCGTGGGGTGCAGCTCGTGCCCTCCCATGTGGCCGACGTCGGGGAGGAAGGTCAGGTGGTCTACGGCGGCCTAGGGCTCGTCCCCAAGCCCGCGTCGATGAACACGCCCGTTCTCGGCCCGGTCGCCGTGGAGTACCGGGCGGACGCGGCGGAGCAGAAGTCGCCCAAGAGTCGTAAACGCAACACGTAGACTTCTCACTCAAAGGATAAACACGCATGGCTAAGCAGCGACCGATCAGGATAGAGCGTGGGGGGCAGATCGTGCGTCTCAACCCCGAGTGCTCGCTCTGCCACCAGCCCACACCTTTGCACATGCTCTCAAGTGGAGTGTGCTACGACTGCCAGACCCCGGTCACGGCGTCCACCCCCATCGTGCTCTCCCGTTCCCTCGTGAACGTCGCCGCCATGAAGTCCGCCATCAAGCGGGGCGAGCATTCTGCGGGAGGTCTGTGATGAAGAAGCTGTACGGCAACTGTGTCGGTTGCCAGCACGACCTGACCACCGGCCCGTGCGGTGGCTGCGGAGCAGAACAAGAGGTCAAGGATGAGCCTAGTACCCGTACTGCCAATCCGCTCGACGTCCCGCACCCTGCTGAACCTGAGACCCCGCACCCGAGTGCGGATCAAGACGGGCTGGATGACGGCGGGGAGCGTGGGCGTCGTGATCGGGGCGTCGATCCTCGTTGACACGGTCTGGTGGACGCCCGTAGTGTGGGAAGATCAGGACGAGCCGGACTGGTTCCGGTCTCATGGGCTGGAGATCATCAAGTGACGCACACTGACTGGCTCATGACGGCCCTCTGTGTGGCCTTGACGATCCTTGCCCTGAGGAGACCGAGACGATGAGCGACGTATGGTACGACCACCTGCACTGCAGCACCGTGGTGAAGGAAGGCGAGCAGTACATCGGGACGCTCTTCCCCGACACCGGCAAGCTGGCCCACGCTCGGCCGACCTACACCGAGGAGGACAGGGCACGGGCCGTCGCTCTCGGCTACGGGGAGGAGGGCGTCTGGCTCATGCACGTCGAACACGAGCTGCTGCACACCATCGTCTCGGAGGGCTTCGTCTACCTGTGGTCTCCCGTCCTGTACGCCGCCGCCCACGACCAGCTGGGGCAGCTCGACCGGGTCACCGGGATCGAGGACTACGGGCGACTGGAGGAGTGCAGGGTGTTCGCAGCACAGCGGCTCGTCCGGACGGGCGAACCCCAACCCCTCTGGCTCCCGGCGTGGATGACGAGAGAGTCCCTGCAGTACAAGATCGAGGGGAGGAGACGGCGGTGAGAAGGTGGCCCAAACCGACAGGACACGGAGGCAGCATGGCACTCTGGAGCGAGACACGACGTGAGTGGTACGAAGAGGATCGCAGGCTCTTTGTCCCGGTGCACCACGGGTCGGACGGTCTCAGCTCGTCGATTGTCGACCCCTGCAAGCCCTGCAGCCCCATCGAGCGAGGGGAGGCGAGAGGGATCGAGATCCACCCCGCTCTCGTCGAGGATCTCCTGCGGCGGGCTTGTCCCCACGCGGGCAACCCTGAACACGCATTCTACTGCCGCTTCTGCGGCGAAAGGCTCTACCGTGGTGCTCTCCCCCCGAACCGTCAACCACCAGAACGTACCCACCCGCCGACTCCCCGTCCCGCACCTCACCGAGGATCTGCAGGTCTCCTTGCCCGGCTACGTCTGGCCGCAAGTACGCTTCTCGGCCGACCCGGGCGGTAAGGTCTTCGAGTACGAGGCCAAGGTCGAGCGGGTCGTCGACGGCGACACCCTGTGGGCTCTCCTCAAAGAGTCCCGCGACTTCGGCTTCGATCAGGTCGTCACCGTCGAGAAGCGTATCGACCTCCGCCTGTTCGGGCTGGACGCCAAGCACAAAGACACGCTGGAAGGGAAGGACGCCATGCAGATGCTCATCGACGAGACGCTCCGCCCGGGTCTCCGAGTCCAGACCATCAAGGACAAGAGGGAGAAGTTCGGCCGGTTCCTCGCCGTGCTCTGGGTGGGGGACGAGGTGAAGAGCGTAAACCAGCGGATGATCGAGGCGGGCTTGGCTCTGCCGTGGAATGGTAAAGGACCGCACCCGGTATGAGCGACGTGGATCTATCGATCGTCGGTGAAGACCTCTGCGTGCTGCCGCTGAAGAACGGGCTGTGGAAGTGCAGGCGGATGACGCCGTCCCGGGTCGAGCGGTGGCGTAGGGCGTGGAAAGGATGGTGGGACAGGAAGGGCGTAAGACTCGCGATCAGCCCCGAGATGTGGAGAAGAGGATGAGCGACGTGATCCACCCGATGTACCCCGTTGACTGCGACATGCTGGGCGATCCGTCCGAAGACCATCATAAAGGAGAGCACCGTGGCCGAAACCGTTACACTCATGCGACCGAACTACGGGCAGCACGCCCTGCGGCTCGTTCCCGATCAGGACAACTATAAGGGCACCGGGCGTCTGCGGGCAATCGACCTGCGAGACGACCGCTTCCGTCTGGGCAAGGTAGACCGCCAGCTCAAGGCCGCTCGCGTCCTCAAGACCAGCAACGCGGGCAAGACCTTCCGGCATTGGTGGATCGACCGGGATCTCCCCATCGACCAGATGCAGACCTCCGCCTGCACCGGCTTCTCGACGGCTGGCGTGATCATGGTCGGCCCCGTTACGCACGAGGGCTACCGGACGTTCGAGGAGGGCAACAAGCTTGGGAGGAGGCTGTACGCCGGTGCCCTCGACAACGACGAGTGGCAGGGCAACGACCCGTGCTGTGGCTCCTCCGTCCGTGCCGCCGTGAAGACCGCCGTGGACGCCGGGTTCTTCAAGAGCTTCGCGTGGGCGTACACCGTGGACGAGATCGTCGAGTGGCTGCTCCGCTTCGGCCCGGGGATCTTCGGCATCGTCTGGCCCGACTCCTTCATGCGTACCGACAAGCACGGCTACCTGCAGATCGGCGACACCGCAACGCTGAGCAACCCGCACGCGGCGGGCCACGCGATCGCAGCGGTCGGCGTGAACACGAGCTACCGCAACCCGGACGGCACCAAGGGCTTCGTCGAGCTGCTCAACTCGTGGGGCAAGCCGTGGGGCAGGGAGGGCAACGGCACCGCCCGTCTCACCTTGGCCACCGTGCCCGCCCTCCTCGCCGCCGATGGGGAGTTCTGCTGCCCGGTCGATCAGAAGATCAAGGCGGCGTAACGATCTCTGGAAGTGCCAGCAGGACTGATCTGATCCCTGCGTTTGGCGTCCAAACCTCCGCGTCCGGCTTCACCGCTGGGCGTGGATTTAGGGCCGAGAGCTTTGACGGGCTCTCGGCCCTTCTCTTGTCCGGCTACGGGTATGACGAGACAAGAAATCATTGACCGCATCAACCTAGGTGAAACCGTCAGCATCTTCACCGGGGACACAACGATGCTCCTGCATAGCGTGGCGGAGGTGCCGACGCAGGCGGTGCTTGACTCCTACTCTTACCTGAAGGCGGGGGGACGCGTGGAGTTGCTGCCCGGGGTCACGGGCAGGGGGACTCGCAGCAACCCCTACAAGGGCTGGCACACCTATCTTGCTGCGTCGACGGGGGGAGAAGTCTGGTCGTTCAGTGCCGCTTGGTACTACACCCCCGTAGAAATCCGCATCAGCAGCAGCCAAGTCAAGCTTATCGGGGTGGCCGTGGGTGCAACCTTCTTGGTGGGCGGGGATGCTAGGCCGTTCAAAGCCATCATCCGCGTCGCCCGGCAAGACGCAGGCGAGATGACCCACGTCGAGGTCAAGGGCATCACATTCGACGGTGACGGCGTGACCGACTACGGCCTGATCCTGAGGAACGTGAACTACTCCACGTTCGACGTGGACTTCCGCAACGCGAAGTCTTGGTGCATGCGGACGAGCCGGGGGATCTGCAACGGTGGCCGCATAAGGGCGATTGCCAGCTTGATGGACAAGCTCGTGACGCCGAACGGGCTGTACTTGGGCGAAGCACCGTTCACGATCCCCTACATCGACACCCCGGGCAGGGCGGTCGGGACTTATCCCGGAGAGGACAATTCGCCCGCTTCGTCCGACTACTACACGACCTGCAGCACGTGGGACACCATCGAGATCCAGTCGCTGCCGGGGACGGGTCTGGAGATCAACCAATCGTTCTCCGTTCTGTTCGACGCGGGGGCGGTCGAGGGGTGCAGCATCAACCTCAAGCTGCACGACAACACCTACTTCTGCATCTTCAACGGCATTAACTTCGAGCAGGCGACGTCGTCGCCCGGGATGATCGTCAGCGGCAACTCACACCACTTCAACCGGTGCGAGTGCGTCAACACGGACGTCCTGTTCGACGCGGGGAGCATGGGCGGGCACCAGTTCGACTTCTGTCGGGTGCGGGACGTCGTCGACAACGGCTCGCTGACCGCCGCGAATTATTGGCGGTGGGCGAACCCGTCGGCGATGCTCCCCGTGACGGGCACAAACCGCGACAACAACGTCCTAATCGACGGAGCGGGGCATCGGCGAAGGTACGGGACGAACGTCTACGTGGCCGAGAGCCAAGGAGGCGGGACGGTAGGTTTCACGATGCTGGTCGGCGGCGTCGCCGAAGGCGGCATGCATGCGACGACGTCCGGGTGGCTGTACCTGTCGAATCACGGGACGCTGTTCAACTATGACGACGCCTCGCTCAAAGCCAAGGCTGCGATCGCCGTCAAGGGCACGGACGTCAAGATCAACAAGAAGCTGATCGGGCACACGGGAGAACTTTCGTTCGTCGGCCTGCTGGGCGACGGCGTCACGGAGATCGCCGGTCGTCTGAACGTGATCCCCGACAACAACGACGTATACCTGCAGAACGCCGTGGCGGGCGGGCGGGTGTACATCACCGCACCCGGGATCACCGACCTTGGGGGCGTCATCATTAAGGCGACTTACTTTCGTACGACCGGGAAACTCGGCGTCGGCGGGATCACGGCGGCGACTGGCCCGGTAGGGGCGATCGTCGGCAAGATGGAAGTCACGGACGGAGAGGGCGTCGCCAAAGGCTTCATCCCGATCTACAACGCCATCACGTAAAACCGGTCGCCGATGGAACTTCCAGCTGACCCACGGCGTAGAAACCGCATAAGTCGAACCTTTACCCAACGAAAGGAGGTAGAGATGGCAAACCAAACCCCGAGCAACCCGGTCGCCCGCGAGCTTGTGAAGTCGCAGCCGAGCGGGAACGCCCAAGCGGCAGCGGCACTGATCGCCGCCACGCGACGGAACGGCCCGTTCGTCAACGTGCCCGTCCGCCCCGAACCGCTGAGTGCGGCGGCAGCAGCCCGACGCAAGGCCGGTGCCTGACCCGGCGACCCACTAAAGAGATCCACGGACGGGAGGGTCGAACCAGATCCTCCCGTCTTCGTAGAGGTGAACGATGAGCGACCCCACAGTCCCTCTCTTCGAACTGGACGTCAACCAACCGTGGAGCACCCCGGTCTTAGTGCGGGATCAGTACACGCATCCCGAGCGACTGGAGGAGCGGTTCGTCGCCGCCCGGGAAGCGTCGCTCAGCACACAGCAGAACCGGCGAGCGTACCTCGACGCAATCCGCCTGCACAGAGAGAGGAGTGAGCAATGGGCAAGGCACTACCGACGAATGCTCTCGCTCTAGCCCGCGAGATCAAGGCCGTCATCGCCACCGAGAACCTGCACGTTCTCTGCCTCGAGAACAGCGGCGAGATCGTCCCGCTCGAACGGCTGGTGGACGACCGGGACAAGCACCTGCAGCACCTCTCGTTCTGCTGGCACCCCGACGCCGAGATGGGCATCGCCAAGGTCGTCAAGTCGCACCTCGTCGAAGCGGAGTGCTCCAGCCTACAGGACGTCTCCTCCGACGCCCTCATGCTCGAACTCAAGCGGCGTTCCGACCTGTTCTTCTGCGTGATGACCCCGGCGATCACCGACGACTGGGAGTGGCGACGTTCCTACAAGGGCGGTCACGCTTGGCCGCTGCTCGGCTTCGTGAAGCTGCACCTCGACGCCATGTCGCAGAAGTGGGCCAAGGAGGGGGAGATGACCCCCCGGGACGACGACGTCACCGACCACATGGACGACCAGAGCCCCGAGGAAGGTGCCGGAGAGGGGTCTCCGGGCGACCGACCATAGGGGGATGGCTACCACGACCTTCCCGGAACCCTTCCCGCGTCTCGGAGACCCCAGAGCTTATAAACGTGACCAACCCCACCCCAGAGAAGAAGCGAGGAGGACGACGCGTCGCCCGTAGCAAGCGGACGAAGCGGAAGGGCTTCACTCGCACGGCGAGTTTTGACGCAGCAAAGAGTCTGGCCAAGGTGCAACGCGTGTTGAACCCGGCACAGATCGAGGTCTTGGTTTGGTACTACGTCGACGGCATGGACATGTCCGACATAGGGATGCTCCTAGGATGCGGCAAGAAGGCGGTCAACCACAGGCTCAACGTGATCGACCGCAAGCTGAGAAAGGCAAGGATTCGGCTCCCTAGGAGAGTTGAGCACCCGTACGCCACCGACAGCGTATCGAACTACAACGTGATGTGAGGTCGCACCATGACGAGTCCCTACGATCCCAGCAACCCGCTCGGCTACGGCACCCCGGACTACCCGCCCCCGGGCTCCAGCCCCGAGCAGTACGCCCCCGACTACGGATTCGCGGAGCAGATGAGGGGGAGTCGTCGGCTCTCCGCCGACCTCGATCCCCAGCCCATCGGCCAGCTGCAGAGCACGACGATCATCGCCGCCATCACCGGCATCGCCGCCATGCTCGCGGGCTTCGGCGTGAAGTGGGGCGTGACCGACGAACAGAAGCGGCAGATCTCCGAGGGCATCCTCTCGCTGGTCGCGATCGGCTCGTTCGTGTGGGCGTGGGTCGGCCGAGTGCGAGCCACCAAGCAGGTTTCCGCCACCAAGCTCCTCACCGACGCCAGCAAGAGGACGCTGCCCCTGCTCTTCGTGCTCTCCATGTGCACGGGCTGTCTGGGCAACCTCAAACAGTCGCCGATGATCCAGCTGTACGCCGCCAAGCAGGCTTACGCCGAGTCTCTGGATCAGTTCAAAGCTGCGGTGCAGTCCCGGATGATCACCGACCCGAAGGTGCTCAATGCATTCTTGAAGCTTAACCCCGAGATCCAGAGCACGCTGCTCGAGGCGACGATCAAGGCGAAGGCCGGTGACGGTCTGGGCTATCAGTTCCTCTGGGAGCAGCTGCAGGGCAAGCTGACCCGCTTCCTCGAACTTCAGGCGTTGCCGAAGCAACAGCCGCAATCACTCCTTCAGGAACGTGACCTATGGATCCGGCCCTCATGGCTCTCATCGCTAAGGCAGCACTCTCTCTGTTTCACCTTACCGAGGCAGGACAGACGCTCGCCAACGGCGGCACTCTCAGCGAGACGCAACAACAACTCGTCGATCTTCATCTCCAGAACGCGAGCGACGGAACTACGGCTGCTGTCCTAGCGGAGCTGGAGCGGCAGCGGCAGGGCAACAGGCCGACTGCCTGAAACCGACTGCGGGTCTGGTCGCGGGAACGGGCCGTCTCCTCAGTTGCCGAGTGAGACGGCCCGTGTTGTACCCTGAAAGGTGTAGAAGATGCCGCCAGTCTCCCTGATGAACGACGACGAGAAGAAGGCGTACCTGATCCAGCTGCGGCGGGAAGCCGCTCACCGCTTCAAGATGCTCTGGATCAGCTCGCTCACCACCATCATCGTGACCATGCTCCTGTGCACCGTGCTGGTGGTCACGCACAACTCCGCACAGACGATCACCCTGACGGCAGTCGGCGGTCTGGCCCTCTCGAACCTCTGGCCCATGCTCAAGCGGGAGCAGAACGACCGGATCGCCGAGTACCACCGCTCGATCATCGAAGCCAAGGTGGACGTCGCCGCCACCAAGGCCCTCGAGGTCGCCGACAAGGTGAGCAGCATCGAGGAGAAGACCAACGGCAACCTCACCAAGGCCGTGCACGAGGTCGGCAAAGAGATCATGAACGCCAAGAACTCACCGGCACCGGGGCAGGAGGCGATGCCCAAGACCAAGGAGGAGCTGGAACAGGTCATGACCAGCTTCGCTAAGCGTTTCTGCGACGACGTGGTGCTGGCCAACCTCGAGGAGAAGATCAAGATAGCGTTCGAGAGGGAGAAGCAGGAGAGGGAGATGAACGAACGCAACAAGGCCGAGAACATATAACCACGGAGACCGACATGCTCAAGACACGTTACAACGCGGTGTACGCGATGGCAGAGGAGGACGGCAAGGGCAGGAAGCTCCTGCAGGAGTGGTACGCCCGGGGTGCCCGCCTCTTCATCGGCTGGGCGTCCCGCCTGCAGACCAGCGGCAGAGACCCGGCGAAGGACAGGGCGGAGCAGCTGAAGTGGCGGCAGGCCGTCCGTGCTCTCGGCCCGGACGCCCGCTACGTCGACTACCCCCTGCCCGACTGGCAGGTTCGCAACCTCGACCCGGTGACCGGAAAGGTCGTTAACACCGGAGTCCCCGCGATCCCCACGCAAGCCGACCTCGACCTCATGCTCGACGACCCGCAGTGTCTCGGCTTCTTCGGCCCGGACGAGCCGAACCTCTCGCCGCCCACGGGCGGGAACGTCTGGCGGATCAGCCCGGCGACGTGGCACGCGTTCTGGGCACCGATCCTCGCCGCCGACCCGTTCGACGAGAAGGAGCGATTTGCCGACTTCGCGGGCCCGAAGCTCACGGGCGGGTGGCAGTACGGCTACAAGGCCCTCGACGTCGTCCCCTACCTGACCATGCCGATGAACTACGCTGGCGGTCTGGGCGGACGGCGGATCGCCACCGTGAAGCTGTGCAACTGGCACCCCAAGAACGCCGAACCCGCCCGGTACGGCAACGACCTTCCCGCCAAGGCCGTCCGTGCTCTGGGCTGGGTCGGCGATCCGAGCGACGCCCGGGGCGTCATCCTCGAGTGTGCCGACGAGGATCTCAACAACGCGACGGGGCGTGGGCCGACCGACGCGGAGATTTGGGAGCAGAGCGAGACGGTGGACGCCGAGCGGGTCATCAAGGACGGCGGGGAGACGCAGCCCATCCTGATCAAGGCTTACTTCCCGCAGAAGCCCAAGCCCAACGCCTCGCACGAGTTCGACAACTGCGACGATTCGCAGCACGCGATGGTCGAGCAGGTCTACCAGAAGTGGGCACCCACCGTCCTCACCCCCGAACCGTCCGAGCCGAGCAGCGACTACGAGGCCCTGCTACAGGACGTCGAAGACCTCAAGCACCTTGTCTCCCAGCAGCAGCTTCTCATCGCGTCCCAGCGTTCGACGCTCACCGTGCTGCAGGAGCAGGCGAAAGCCAACTACGGCGAGATCCAGCGTCTTGGCGATCCCTTCACTGCCAGCATAGCCAGAGTCCAGACCTGAGCGGGACAGAGATGGGGCGAGGGGGCTTTGCCTTCCTTGTAACCCACGGACGTATCCGGTCGTTTCACGTGCGAGTTGACGTATGAGCAGAGCATCCATTCCGCCTTCACTTCCCGGGCTCGTCGCCAAAGAAGCCCTCCTGCTCTCGGCCAAGGGTCCACCCGTCCCCGAGACCCGGGGCGTCACCGTCCGCTTCATCGACGCCGCTGCCCGTGCGGCGTCGGTTCCGGCGATGCTCGGGCAGCTGGGGTTACAGTTGGACAACGGCACCCTGTGGCGATCGGTGGGGATGGACGCCGGAGACTGGGCGTCCGTCGCCGTCTCGACGGGTGCCTCGCCCTTCGTCGTGGGGCCGCTGTCCATCGACAACGGGACGATTCTGACCACGGGCGACATAGGCTTGCAGTTCGGCAGCTCTTCGACGCGGATCTTCAGCATCGGGATGGACGGTTCACTCACTGCGGGCAGGACTGCGATCATGAGGTTCGGGGACGGTGCGAATCAGCTGGAAACCTCCAACGGCGGGCCGATGATCTTCAAGGGTCACAACGGCTTCGAGTGGTACACCTTCTTCGGCTATAACCTCGTCGCCAAGCTCGATTACAACAGCACGTTTACGGTCGGCAAGGTGCGGACGCTTACGGCGTCGAAGCCCTACGCCGCCACGATCACCCCCAACGCGGACGTGCACCAGAAGCTAAAGGTAGCCCCGCTCACCGGGGCCGTCACCTTTGACACGCCCACAGGAACCCTCTACGACGGCGACCGCCTCGAGCTGGTGTGGTCTCAGGACGCTGTCGGCGGGAGGGCGGTCGGTTTCAGCACGGGCTATCTCTTTCCGCCCTCTGTCCCCGCTTCGCTCATCACCCTCACCGCGTCGAAGTTTTGTTACGCTACGTTCGAGTACAACGCCGATCTCGGCAAGATGGTCTGCATGCGGATCATCCCCGACGTCGGCTAACACGCAGGAGTCCAACTATGGCACAGCTCGCAGCCCCCACAAACTTCGTCGCCACCCAGCAGGGCTACCGCGTCGGCTTCACGTGGAGCGGCGGATTACCCCAGTACACCGCCGTCCTGCAGTTTCGGGAGACCGGGAAGGAGTGGGGCACCGGCGGGTTCGTCTACAACGGTGCCGCCGACGTCTTCCCCTACCCCTTCTTCGCGATCAACCACAAGAGCTATGACTACCGCCTGCAGTTCGTCGACTCCTCGCTCACCAACGACCCGTCGAACTGGGTGGAGATCAGCTTCACCAGCAACTTCACGCAGGTCGCCCCGGACGCCGCCCGAGCACGCGTGAACGCGGACGGGTCGATCGAGGTGCCCTTCACCGGGCTGGCCCACGTCGGCGGCTTCGACAACCCGGGGTGGAGAGTCCGCGTCAACACCCGCTACGTCATGACGCCGGGCGGGACGCAGGTCGCCGACGTCAACGGCGTGACCGTCTTTACCCTCGTCTTCTACGACTTCGAGATCCTGCCCACTGACAAGATCGACGTGCTGATCAGTAACCCGGGGGTGATCCTCAACGCCGACAACAACCCGACCAGCCCGTTCACCCTGACGCAGATCGCGAACTACAGCGAGATCACGCCCAAAGGCGAGTTCCGCTACGCGACGTCAGACGACTTCATCAGCGATTGGGGCTCGAAGTTCGCCGTCGAGTGGACGAACCTGAACCCCAGCAGCACCATCGTCGATCTCGTTCGCCTCAACTCCGCGATCTGGTGGGCACAGGACGAGGTCGATCGCCGCCTGTTCCACAGCGTCTACGCGGTGCCGCTCGAGGAGATGAGCGACGGCGACGCCCGGCTCATTCGCGACCTCACCAACAAGCTCGCGTTGGTCTGGCTGTACGACCATCGGCCCGGCAAGGCCGTCGACAACGAGGGACGCCCGGTCAACGTGAGTACGCCGGTGCGGAAGGAAGTCGACCGGATCTTCCGGCAGATCACCAGCAACCAGACGTCTCTCTCCGCCAAACGCAGAGTGAACCGTCCCAGCGTCGTCGGCGTACAACTCCCGTTATAGGAGACGCAACCGATGGCTATGTCAACGCCCAACAAGTACAACCCCGAGATCCACCCCGTGGCGATCCGCTACATGGCCCGTGCTGGCCTCACCAACCAGCAGATGGCGGACGAGCTGGAGATCTCGCGGCGGACGCTGCAGAGCTGGCAGAACGAGTACGCCGCCGTGCATCAGGCTCTCACCGAGGGCAAGCAGCACGTCGACAACCTCGTTGAAGAGAGCCTGCTCGCCCGTGCTCTCGGCATGGACTACGAGGAGGTCGTCACCAAGCAGGTCTTCCCCGCCGCAGACGTCGAGGAACCGGCGGGATCGACGCCCGACGTCCCGCCCGTGATCGAGCGGACGATCAGGAAGAAGAAGCTCGCCCCCGACGTCACCGCATGCATCTTCTGGCTGAAGAACAGACGGCCCGGTACGTGGCGGGACGTGCAGGATCACCGCTTCAGCGGCAAGGTGAAGGGCGAACGGGACAAGCAGAAGAAGCTGCTGCGTCCCACGCTCCGCGACCCCAAGACCCTGCGTATCGCCAATGAGCTTGCTCGGGCCGTACAGAACGACCGCCATGCCTCGCATAACTAAAGAACAACGGGCAGCGAGCGAGGAGATGGCGGACGCGGCGTGGCTCGCCACCCCCGCCGCGATGGCCCGCTACCTCACCTCGCAACGCTGCACCGGATGCGTGAACGGGAGCACCGACCCCCATGAACACCGCTGTTGGCAGTGGCCGCATCACCTCGACGTGCTCTCGCTGTACCTCGCCGAGGTTGCGGCAGGCACCATTCCGCGTCTGCTGGTGCACGCTCCGCCCCGTCATGGAAAGTCTGAACTCATCAGCAGACGCTTCCCGCTCTGGTTCCTTGAGTGGCAGCAGCATCAGCGAGTCATCCTCTGCTCCTACCAAGCAAAGATCGCGAGCCGCTGGGGACGCCGAGTCCGCAACGACATAGTCGAGTTCGAGGACGACCTCACCGTCCGCATCGCTCAGGACTCCTCCGCCGCCGACGACTGGAGCACCACCGAGGGCGGGGGCATGAAGACGGCGGGCGTCGGTGGCCCGATCACCGGCGAGGGTGCCAACGTCCTGATCGTGGACGACCCCTACAAGAACTGGGAGCAAGCGGCGTCGCAGGTCTACCGCGACACGCTCTGGGATTGGTGGGTCACCACCGCCATGACCCGCCTTGAGCCTAAGGCTGGCGTCGTGCTCGACATGACGAAGTGGCACAGCGACGACCTCTCGAGCCGGATCATCGAGAACGAGGAGGACGAAGAGGACTGGGTCGTGCTCAGCATGCCTGCGATCGCCGAAGAGAACGACCAGCTGGGGCGGAAGGTCGGCGAGCCGCTGTGGAAGGAACGCTACGACGTGCCCGACCTGCAGAAGATCATGGGACGCAGCCACTATACGTGGCACTCGCTCTACCAGCAGCGTCCCCCCGACCTCACCGGCAAGCGAGTCTACGGCGAGTACACCGGCAGGAACCTCGACGAGATCGAGCTTACGGACGAGCTGCCCCTTGACCTCTCGATCGACTTCAACATAGACCCGGGCATGCACGGCGTCCTAGGTCAGCACGATACAGACCTCGACCTCCTGACCGCCCGTCACGTCATCCACGAGCGGGACATGAACGTGCGGCAGATGATCGACGCGATGGCCAAGCTCATCCGAACCCGGTACCGCAAGTTCCGCTGGCCGACCTTGCGGGTCTTCGGCGACGCTTCCGGGCGTGGACGCTGGGAGGGCACCGGGGAGTCGGCTTGGCAGATCGTCAAGCAGAAGCTCGAGGAGCACAAGATCCCGCACCGCTTCCTGCTCCGGGCCAACAACCCGCCCGTCGCCGATCGCGTGGAGGCGATGAACGCGGCACTCTGCGACGTGCTCGGCAAGGTGCACTACCTGATCCACCCCGACTGCGTCCCGCTGATCGAGGACTTCACGAAGCTGAAGTGGGAGAACGGCGAGATCGGCAAGAAGGACAGGAAGCGAAGCCATCCCTCCGACGCTGAAGGGTACAGAATCCACCGTGTTCGCCCGATCTACAAGCTTCGCCAGACGATAGGCAAGGTGGGATCGGCGGACGGCACCGGACTCGCAGCGGTTGGTGCTCACGTGAAAACGACACTGTACAGGAGATGACGATGGCAGAAGCAGCAACGCCCCCTCCCATGGGCAGCAAGACCGGCCCGCAGTCGGGCAGGAACGGCAACAGGCTCGGTGCCCTAGGGGTTCCGATCGCCTACTTCGGCGGAGACACGGCGGCGACGCCCGGGAAGCGGACGCGTAAGCTCCTCTACGGCCAATCGTTCGGCAAC